TACAGCCCCTTGGGGCCTTTGACCGCCGTGAAACTGACTGCGGTGCCATCGTTGAGAGCCACAATGCCTGACTTGCGAAGTTCCTTGACGTGAACAAAAATATCTGAAGCACCATCCGGGTATTCAATGAAACCGTAGCCTTTATCGGCATTGAACCATTTTATCGACCCTTGGGACGGAAGGGCAGCGGCCCCGTTTGAAGGGGCCGTCTCAACTTCGCTTGGCATTACAGAACTCACTTTTGCACCCCGGCGCGTGGAATAGACACGCCAGATGATTATTTTACTTGGGTGGTTCTGTCAAGGCTAGGAAGACAAACGGTCAAGGATCATGGCCTTGCGGCCCTGCTCCAGTTCGCGGAGCTTCTGGCTGTTCCTGATGTAGGGGTTCTCACGCATCAGCCTGACCCGCTGCTCCAATGCCTCACCGCTCAATACTGCGGGGAAGTTGAAGCTGTCATGAAACATGAAATGCTTTGAATCCCTACTTGGCCTTGTGCACTCAAATGAGAACTGGGAAGCCAACTGCTCGCTGGGCCATTTGAAGCCGTGCATTTCCAGTATTGGACGGTACACCCGACATAGAACTTCATCCTCTTTAGCCTTCACGGGCAGCAGTTCCTTGTGCTTAATCAGGAACTCCATGAGACGTTTTGACCGCAAGCCAAGGCCGTTGCCCACATTCAACGGGTCATTGTACCACCACGGAGCACCAACAAAGTCGTATTCCATAAATTCAGGTGACCATTGTTCCGTATCTATGACCCAGCCGTCCCATTCAATGCTCAGCACCATGGGGGTAGGAATATAAGCGGGCATTTCGTACCAAAAGTAGGTGCAGTGTTCAAGAAGTGTAGGCCAACTGGGCACTTTTACCCATTGTACATTGGGAATATTGAGATGCTTATTAGAAAAGATAATTGTGTGTTCCGGTTTGACCAATTTCAACGTATCAAGAAGTGCCATACGCGCCAAATCATGACAAAGCACGTCACGGATCACCAATGTCACGCCTGGAAGCTCAAGCATTGTTGGGCAGCCCCAAATCTTTCAGCAGTTGTGCAGCCCTGTGACGCCACAAGTGCCGTGATTCTATAAGACCCCGACACTCAAGGTTAGCCCACTCACGCGCATGTATATTTTCCAGCCAGAACTTGGCCCGTTCCTCAAAAGTTTCGGGTGTAAACTCGCCAAAATGCACTTCCGGTGTGAAATGATCCCGCATGCAGCCACCTTTTTCGGGGTATTTCACCGTATGGGTCATGATGAAGCCACCTACAGCCATGGATTCAAGCACACGTGAGTGTGGCCCATAGCCATCCGAGTTCGTATGCAGGTTTATCCGTGATTTTTGGTAGGTTCGCAGCAATTCCTGGTTATTATCTGTATGTGGCAGTGATTTGGAACCAAATTCTCCGTAAAGATTCCAGTTATGCCCCATGAAAAGACAGTTGCCTGACACCTTTAGCGCCATTTTGGCCAACGCACTACGGTCCAGCCGCCGTGGGTGATCCATAACCCAATGCCCCACACTCACAATGACCTGTTGCCATGCGGTCACTATGGCCTGTTCGGTATATAATCCGTCCATCTTTTGCAGATACATATCGTGCAGCTTCCTGTAGTTCTCAATGCAGCGCAGGTCACCGCACAGCGGTTTGTAAAGCTTGTCTATTTCCTCATGGCAAAACTGGCCAAAGCCGCGCTTCTCAGGCCACTGGGGTATGTGGTCAAAATCAATAGTGCCCAAAGGTGGTGGAATGTAGCCGCACAGTGAAACATCAATAGTTCGTTCCATTGGCGGGGTGTTCAATAAGATTGGATCAACGCCGGTCAGCAACGCGCCGTCCACATATTTGGCTTCCACCCCCTGCGCATCGGGGTTTGTCAACACATAGACCACGTCACCGGGCTTCTTGCGCTCACCGTAGTGCAGGTAAACGCTGGGAATGAAATCCTGCACCCACGCAATGTGCCTGACGTGTGAGGGCAACCAGCCGGGGCGCGCGTGGTTCACGTCAAAAGCAATGTCAGCATTGCCCAAATTGTCGCGGGTGTATTCACTGAGTGAGAGCAGCCTGACCTCGTGGCCTGCCTTGGCTATTTCACCGGCAAGCCCTGAGATCAATCGTTTGTCATAGGGGGAATCAACGGCAGGCGTGAACACAAAACGCATGTGGTACCCTTACTTGCTGCCACGGGCATTTCGGTATTGGTCGGTGTATTCAACAAGGATAGTACCAAACATTCTCTCGTAGGCATACCTGTAACACGTGTCTATTGATGCCTGAGTTGAAAGCCTGAACACCCCAATTGACCGAAGCTCCCCCTCAAACATATCGGTAAAATCAGCATCATGCTGCGGGCCTGGATTGAACGGTGCTGTGCTGGGCACCGCGACCCGGATGATGACCTTGGGCTTGTAGCCACCGGCTGAATATAACGGCAAGCGGTCCAAGTGATTGATGATCTGATCGGCCGCCCGTAAAGCAAAGTTCCAGCGCGGTATAATGCAAATTGGCACATAGCCTTTGAGGCTCATGCCCACACACATACCCACCTGCATTTCCTCAGCTACCGGGAACTCAATGCGCTTCTCAAGCGGCACGCCTTTCAGCGAGTCACTCATGGCCGTACCCGGCACGCCAACACCCTGGCCAATGAATACCGTGTTGTTCTGCTGACCAAGCCACGTCATGGCCCGGCATAGTTCGTCGTGATAGGTGGGTGCTTCAACTGCTACATTCATCGACAAACCAAATCCTTCTTCAATTTGGTTAGATATTTAGCCCACATAAGAGCAGCGTACTCAGCCACTTCGATCTGCTCCTCGCACGTGAAATAGTCTGAATTATCTACCCAATTATGACCATCCAAAGGGATATCACCATCAGCGCCATAACCAAATGCAAAACCCGACACAGCCTTATCATCACGGCCAATGCTTAGCATCAATCGATAAGCATAAATCTTTTTGCCTGTTGACAATTCAAACTCATCGTCACTTATCATTTTCATTGCATATGCACCCAGCGACCACTTCCGACATGTGGCCATTTCAGTTCGTAGGTATATTCGATATCAACCAGCCAATCACGGGGGTAGCCACCCCATGACGCTTGCGTGTCGGTAGCCACTGACTTGAAATTGTTCTCAACCACCAAGGTCAGCGGCAGGCCGTGCCCACGGGCGTAGCGGGCACACTCATTGGCCAAACCCGTGCAGGCCGCCATATCACCCAAAAAGCACCAAACGTGCTCAGCCTCACCGCTGCGCTTTGCAGCCCATGCCAGCCCCAGGGCCACCGGTATGATGCCTGCCACCAGGGCAGAGCAAATTACACGTTGCTCAGGAAAGCACAGGGCAATGGAACGGCCTTCAACAATGGCCTGCTTCAGTTCATCGGGTGGCACGCCTTTGAGGAGGCAGTGGTAGTGACTTCGCCACGTGCCTGCGACCCAGTCGTTGGGCTGTATTTTGTCAAAGATATTTATGAGAGCTTTTTCATTGCCGCCTGACAAGTGAATGGGGGCCTTGATCTTGCCCGCATTGAAAGTATCCGCAATGTCCTGCTCGAACGCTTGCAGCGTTTCCGGCGTCCACTCGGTTTTCATTGACGGTCAGCCGCTTCAATTTGCAGGGCCAAGCTTCTGAGTTCTGACCTGATGTCGTCGGCGGTGCGGTAGTCGCTGGCGTCGTCGATGATCTGCTTCGCGGCTTCCGGTATCTTGTACCCAAACAAACTGTACAGTTCGGCTTGCGTTACCATACCCGGACTCATAGGAACTCCATGTGCGGTGGCTGTGGCGTGTCAGCAAAGGTTACTGTGCCCTTCATGAATTTGTCGAGCCAAGAGTTTGTATTCGTTTGGAGACAATTCGGACCGCATGACATTTGGGCATTGAACTCGTCGGAGGCCAAGTAGTTGACCACTTCCCAATATCGGTCACTGTTCCAAATGTCCTTGAACCGCGTATCGCAGATGTTACCGATATGAAACTTCTTGTATCGTTCATTAAAAAGAAACCCGCACGGGGCCACAAGGCCGCTGCCCGACACCTGCAACAGGAACGGTGGGCCGTAGCAGCGTTCATAGTCGCGCTGACCATCACGCTCAAAGCGCGACCATTTCACCTGCACCCTGAAAGTGTCGTCGGCGCAAGCCTCCGCCTCTTTGAAATTGTCAAACAAGTCGGCGTACTTTGCATAGTTGATCCCAAGGCTGCCCTCAAGATCGTCTGCCGTATGTTTGATGACAAAATAGTCGGGCCGGAGAACATCACGGCAAAGCTTAGCAAGTGGGACAATTTCCTCCTTGTCCTCGGGTCGGCACACCATTTGGACGTTGATATTCACTGGCAAGTTGTCGCGGTGTTTGATGGCCATTGCATCCTTGATGTTCTGAATGACCCGATCATACCACACCGGGTTAAGCCCCATGGCCTTGGCGTAGCCTTCACGGGTCCCACCCCCAAAGTGAAAGCGCAAATAGGTCAGGCAGGGCAATAGACGCTCAAGGGTGCGTTTATTCAGCACCACCCCGTTGCTGCTGGCCCCGGTGCCCAAACCCAGCCCATGGGCGTGCTCTACGGCCTCAAGGTAGTTCTTGTGCACGGTGCTCTCACCGTCACTGATGAATGAAACCCCCTTGACGCCAATCTCAGCCGCGTCCTCAAGAAAGTTGAATACAATCTCCTTGGTCTGATATTTGCGCTCGTTCTCCTGGAGCATCGCGTAACATATCGGGCAGGAGGCCTGGCACTCCCTCGTCATGGCATAGTCAATGGTGACCGGGGCTATCTTTTCACCGCGCTTCCATGCTTCCACGCGGTCCTTGTACCAGCCGATCTTAGTCCCATCGATGATTAGCTGCTTGGTGAAATCAGGCAGATGTGCGGTCATATCTTGTCGTCCCTGGTCAGCTTCTGCCTTGGCTTGTTCTGATCCCGCATGGTGTCCATGAACACTTCGGCGCGCACGCCCAGCATCCTGCGTGCCAACCGTTCCATTTCAAGCAGGAATGGCCCTTTATCAATTCCGTGGAAGCTGTCGCTAAAGCGCACATTGATTGGGTAATTGCTCACATACACCCCCTGTCAGGAGGTGGAATGAATATCACCGGCTCAGCAAATTGTACAGCTTTGTCCACGGTGCATGCCAATTGGGATGCAGACAGTGCAAAACTTCGTGAAAAAACAGATCGTCATGATCCTGATCTATCCGCTTCAAAAATGCATCTTCCATGTTGGGGTAGGCTATTATGGTTCGCCCTGCCGGTAGCCACACCGTGCAAGGTTTGACTTGCGCTCGGCTGCACCCAAGTGCATCAATCGATTGACATTCGGTAGCTAGTTCTTCTGGGCTGACAAATCTAACAAGCACGTCAAATCTTGGAATTTTCTCTTCCAAAGGGGCAGCGTCCAAAGATTTATCATCAAGATCGGACCATGACACGTTCCGGTAGGTGGGGCCACCCAACCCTGACCCAATCAGAATGCCAGCGCACAAGATACCAGCAGCAATGAACAGCAACCCACCAAACGCCACAACATCCTTCACCTGTTCGTCAGTCATCACAGGCGGCGACGCACATTGCTGTCAAACCCCTTAACAGCATTGAATGAATCCGTGTGTACCGTGATTGAACCGGGTTCGCCGCGCATGACCTCAATCACCGCCGCATCGTCAAACCGCTGCAACGGCGGATTATCAGGGTCACCGGCCCCCTCAGCGGCACGGTATTGTTCAAATTCGTCCGCCATGGAGATCACGTTCTGCACGTATTCCTCCTCCATGCCTATTTCACGTGCTGCCTTGGCATAGGCCCTGAGGGCAGCAGGTGCGGCGGGATCACGCGCACCCAGCACAAAAGCAGGCCACTTGGGAATGGTGGCGTCACGGCGAACCACGAGGTATTTTGCACTAAGTGAAGGCATTTCATTTCCTCTTTGTTGGGCATATTGGTTTATTCCAGAAATCAGCGCCAACAAAAACCTTGAAGCCGATTATAATCCAGACCAAAGGGCCACTCAAACCCCCAAGCAGGATGCAGCCAGCAAGCTGCCCCCAGGTCATTGCCTGAGGGTCCCAAGCCAGCCAAAGCCAACTTGAAATTCCGGCCACACACCAGCCAATTATGACTACCATGAACATCATTGCTTCTTTGCCCGATCATAGAACGGCGACCATTTATGCCGCAAAATGTGAGGAAGCAAGGTCGCAAAGTAGGTATCGTTGATGTTGAACGGCGTATATTCACCATCACGCATGCCGGAGATACTTTCACAAATGCGGATCATGGGGGTGGGCCATTGCCAGCATTCCTTGGTCTCCACCTGGAAGCAGGTCCACACGCTGTTGGTTTCGAAGCCTTCCGGTGTCTCAAGGAAATGCGCCTCGGCCACGCCAAACGGCGTGAACACGTACATATGAGGCATAATACGGGTAATGCTCATTCAGTGCGCCCTGTTGCCAAGTGAATACGTCCCGTCGCCGTGGCGTTCTACCCAGCGCAACCAGCGCCAGTAGCCGTTGCGGCATTGCACGGGAAGCCAAGCGAACTGATACCAGCCAAAAGGATCGCCAACCCAGCGGAGTTCAGAATCATAACTTTCACAAAGCATGAAAGCTTCTTCACCGCCATGGTAGATATAATAGGGCTTGGTCAGCCTGCGAAGCATGGGGGTTCTGCCCAACCGGCAACCCGGACAGGTGATCTCAACCGAGACATTCATTTTGCACCTTCAAACGGGTATTTGGCTTTCAGGGTGTCAAGATCAAGATCGACCTCAGGAGCATCAAGTTCCTTGAGCCACAGGGGTTCCTGCCTCAGCGAACCGGAACCGGATACCGGAACCCCATACCATTTTTGGGGGTTGACCCGCGAACCAACCTGAACCCAGGCAAAGTAGACCTTGCTCATGCAAGCCTAGTACGTCTCAGGCAGCCAAACGCTCAAAGGTGATCTTGACCTTATCACCGGGATTCAATTCCGGCTTTTCTTCGCCTAAATACAGGGCTTCGTGAGAATGCTCAAAATTGACGAACCAGCCGCTGGACTTGCGGGCAAAGCTGACCTTGCCGCCTGAGAAGCCAACGCCGACGACCTCAGTGCCTTCATGCACCGCTTTCACGGTGGCTAGGACCACGTAATTGATCTTGGGCATGGAGGTACCTCTCAAGTTCGCGGATCAATTACAAGAACCTGAGATCATTGTCCAGCAGAAGCTAGGAACCAGTTAAACGATAACACTTTGGAATTTTTGCCCACTATTGCGGACGGGTTCTGGTGTTCTAGTGTCTAAACGATATGAAAGTCAATTTATTGCTCAGCAATCCAGCGGTGTCTTGCAACGCATATGGCATGGGGGGTGACCATTTTCATCTCATCGCGCCGCGCTGTCCACGGGGCGGTGTCGTGCTTCGGGGGGTCTGTGTCCTTGTGTCGTAGGTTCGTCGTTCGCGCGCTGTCGTCGGCGCGGTGTGGTGGTGCCCCGCATTGGCGCGGGGCGTGGTAACCATCACTTAGTGAGGGGGTAGCCGGTTTCAGGGTCAATGCCTGCATCAAGCAGGGCGCAAGTCACGCCGCTGGTCAAGGTGGTTGTGCCCAATTCAATGCCGCCAGCGTGACTGTGAATTTCAGCTAGTTCACCCAGCATGGTTTCAACGGCAGCCAGCGTTTTGAGCGTGGTCACCAGCCACGGCACGGGTACGGGTATGGTGATGGGTTTGATTGCCATGATTTTGTGCCCTTGTGTGAGTGTTTGTTAGCATCACCACCCTAGCACGTTTCAACGCACTTGACTACAAACGAAAACGCATAGGGGTATGCTCACCACGCATGAATAAATCACTTGTGTTTTATACAATGCCGTGCTAGTGTGTATTTGTTGGCGCGGCAATATCAAGCGCCAGCAAGTACGCCCGGCGGCTTAGCCCTGTGGTGTATGAGGCAGCGGGGCAATGGTGCAACGCTGCAAACCAATGGTGAAACTATCATGGCACAAGTGAAACACATCAGTTACTACACCAACGTCATGCAGTCATGGTCAAAGGCTGACCTGGGCAAAGCGCCTACTGAGGCGCAGCTTGCCCTTGCTCACGTTTTTGGCCGCCCCGGCAAACAGTCAATGGCCGTGGCAATGGCGTTGCGTGACGGTGGCGTGAGCGGCAAGCAAATCAAGCTGGCAAGCGCGCTTTTTGACGGCAAGGCTACGCCGCAACTCAATCATATGCGTGACTTGATTGCGGCCAAGCTTTTCACACGTGAGCCGGTCAGCGGCGCTTACGTCATTACGCTAGCGCCCAAGGGTCAGCAATTTGTTGACCTGCATGGCGCAAAGGCCGCTGAAAAGGTGACGGGTGACAAACCCGTTGCCAAGGCCAAGGGTAAGGCCAAACGGTCAAAGGCTACCCCAGCGGCGGCCGTTGAAACGCCTACCAGTGAGGCCCCTACGGTCAGTGAAGGCCAACAGGCTGAAATGACCGCCTAACGGCAAATCAGGGGTCAGCGCCAATGCTGACCCCGCTTTCATAGGTGCAACATGATTACAATACCGGCTGCCTTACTATTAGCAATGCTTGAGTTGCTAGTGAGTGCCCAAAATGATACCGGCATTGAGGCTGAAACTGTCATAAGTGATTGCATCAAAGCCTTAGCTAAGGCAGGCATCACACATTGTCAGTATGGTAAAATGATAGCTTGGTGAAATGCTACTTTGTGCCCGGTTGCCCCCGCGCAAATGCGGGGGCGGCTGGTACGCTTTCATTTCATTGATTTTAATCTTCTCATCGCGCTGCATCGTCCGTTTCTTCGCGACGATAGCGCTTCCTCCCGATAACTCATCCGCTCATCCAAAAGGCTCATCTGCAACTTCTGGATCACGACAAGCTCATCTGAGTCGGAGTCCAGAAGATGCGACGAACCAAGCTAAGCTCATCGACAGGAGCATTTAAGCTCATCCGCAAGGTTCGTCGGTGTCTGGAAGGAGCAGCCTACGTAGGCGCTAAGGCGTTGCTTAGCATCGTCTAAGCGACTGCGAAGGTATCAATCTGGACAGTCATTGTCAAGCGTGAATAAGCTCATCCAGTGTCTTCGCAGTCCACATTCATCTGGGGGATTCCATGGGGGTTCTCATCTAGCTCCACATCCAAGCACATCCCAACGATTCTACCCCCTATTCCACCCACCACTCCGCTAATCCCAGTGTCCAAAGTGTCTTAAGACACTTCGACACCAAGATGCTTCTCTCGAACCTCCAACTAAGGCTTGGAGTCGCCATAGCCAATATAGTCCTTCACATTGATATGCACCTTCCCATTGATCATCTTCAATTGACCCCGCGCATTGCCTTCAATGAATTGAAACGTGCTGATCTCAGCCTTGAGCGGTGTCCAGTATGCTCCATCGCTGACTACAAATTCAGGGATGGGTTTGCAGGGATCAATTGATTCCAAGGTTTGTCTGGCCTTGTTGTACTTGAAAGGGTTCTTCATACCATTTCATCCCTGAATAGCATCCACATTTGCCACCCTACTAGTGTCTTGATCGTGACATTGTGTTCTTCCAGCTTCTTCAGCGTGAGTTTTTCACTACTGATTAGTCTTTCCGCTTCATCTACCCAGCCAAACGCATACTGATCCTGCTGAAACCAATCCTTGTCCAATTGATCCGCTATTCGCTCAGCCGCGCCCGGCATGAAACAATAATCCCCTTGCAGGTTCCTCAACGTACACCTGATGATCTCAACCGTGCTTGGCTGGTTCTTCACTTCTTGTCGTCCCCGTACAGTTTGTCATTCATCATATCAACCATGAGATCATTGGCTGCCTTCATCCGTTCCATCATCATCACGCTCATGATTACTTCGTATTCCTGCCAGCTAATTTGAATGTGTTCCTGCACTTCCCCATTGAACAGCCGCATCCTGCCCCTGGCCCGCCCCTCAATAAATTCAGGCACGCTCACCTTGCGGTCCAGCGTCCTCCAGACCCACGGGTCTTCCTTGGCATGATCTTGTGGGATCAGCTTCGCGGCTGCTTCCAGCGCTGAGTTCGTCCACCAATAGTTCGTGGCTTTGAGTTCTTCATCCATCATGCTTCTCAGTCTTGTACCGGTAAAGCTTCCCGTTGATCTGGATCACGGTCTTCCTTGCCAGCGCTTCTATGTACTCAAACACCTTGAAATCCTTCTGGTCGCATTCTTCCCAGAAGGACTTCTCGCCATCCTGGGTCATGGCTGCATAGAACTTGCGCTTCTTCATTGGTTCATTGCCTTACGCTTTTCATCCAGCATGGCCTTGATCGTGGCCTGATCCATGGTTCCCAGCTTGCTCAGCAGTTCCCTGGCCTGTGCTGATCTGGGCCTGCTGCTCTCAGGTATTTTACGTCCCAGCATGGCGCATGAGTTCGCACGCTTCCTCTTGTGGTCTTTGCCTGTCCACGTGATGTAGCCAAGCAGTATTCCTAGTGCTGAGGCGCGGCCGTATTCGTGGCTGGTGTAGGACACCGACTTCTCAAGTATCACGCCTTCGACTATTTGCATGGTGCCCTTGGCGCGTCGCTCAATAAATTCCGGTAATCTGGTATTGCCCTTGGGCACCACCGTCCAGTTCTCATGCTTGTGCTGCATGATCTTGACCGGCATGGCAGTCATTGCGGTTCGCCACTTGTCGTACCAATAGCCTTTGTCGCCCGTGTCCCATTCGTGTTTGAGTTCGCGCACAAACAAGCTTTCCCATTTTTCATCCGTAGCGATGGAATAGCCGTGCTTGCCAAATGTTTCCAGAGCTTCAGCCTTGGACGATGCCGGTGTCTTGCACCAGCTCAGGCGGTGATTTTGCTCGCTCACACCGCTCTGGATTTGCCGGTAGCTGATCGCGCGGTACCTTACGTCATACCACATGGTTCACACAAAATCGGTTTCGGTGATGGCACCATAGCCATACAGTCCCATCTTGAACGGCACTTTGATCCGGTTGGTATCACGCTTCCAGCGCTTGGTTTGGCCATTGCGCCTGATTTTCCACCAGTTGCCGTTCTTCATGTGAACCTCAACAAGGCCAGCATCCAGCAGCGCGTCAATGTTCTGCTTGGTGATTTCTACCACATGATAGGTCACGTGGCGATAATATGTGGGGTCAAGCCGCATAGCACATCCCTAGGTTTGAGTGCTGCCCCATTATGGGCATTGTGCAATGGTAGCAAATTATAGCCGAACTTAATACGAAAATTAGCGACTGAATTTGGTGAACGTCAAGCGTTGCCGCATGATCTCAAGCACCGCATCCTCGGGGAAGCCCTTGGCGATCATGGCGTTGAATGTCGCTTCCACTATGTCGCCGGGGATCACATCGGCGTTCTGGATCATTTGCCTGACCGCAACCGGCAGCGCGTCGTACATCTTCAGCTCCAGACGCAGATCATCCAAGGATTTGGTGGGCATGGCTCTGGATCATGGCTTTTTGCATAGTATCGCGTAGATCACGATCACGACGATGACAAGAGCCAGAACCGGATCGCTGGGCATTTCTCATCTGCTCCACATGAAAGAACCGGCAGTTGGGGGACTGCCGGTTCCACTCCAAGTCTGGGGATGGTCAATGTGTCGACTGACAAGGCCTCCTCTTACTGTTGAAGCGGTAGGCAACATGGTGAGCAAATCAAACTTTGCCCGAACTTTCAAGCTGAATTTGCGAGGCCAATTAACTCGTATTTAGCCGTGGTTTATTCGTTTGAAATGTGGTGCAATGCGCGTTGTATGGCAGGCAATCCCATTGGTTTGGGGTTTTGGCCGGTCATGTTTCAATAGGGCCTAGCGCCCTAGCTGAGCCGCGCCAGTGCACAGCGCGGCCTATGAACAATAACGGGCAAACCTCAACCGTTGCCAATCAAGCGGGCACAAACCCGCACGCTGCACTTGACGGAATGAACTGACAATGCGTGCACCACAATACGGTCAATCAAAGAAGCGGCTTAGCGGGCCTAAATTGCCCGCTGAGAACGCTTTGCTTGGCCGTGTTCACTACCATGCAAAACGTGAACGTAAAAAGTCACGCAACGATAACCGGGTGTACGCTTGGGCCATTGGTTACAATAAAGTAGATAACGGCCCTAGGTTCTAGCGTCATTAAGCGGCAAGCAATTGGAAGGCAAAATACCCGTCCCCCTAAAGGGCCGCGCTGCAACAGGCGCGAGCGGTTTGGCGGGTGCTTTTAAGCATCTGGCTGGCTGCGTCACGGGGCAACCAAGCTAATCGTATGCCCATAAGCTGATCCAAGCTGCACTGCCGCGCAATGGCGTTTGCCGGTCACATGGCAACGGTTCCTAGCCGCACCATTTACCGTAATTCTCAGCAGCCCAAACGTAAAATTGTCACCCTTCCACAAGGTGAACCGGGCGTTCCCCGCGTCATACTTGGGTGCTCGTTTTGGTGCCGCAACCGTTGACCCTGACCATAGCTGAAGGTGAACAAGAACACTCACCAACGAATACACCTTGACCAATGCCGCGCCGCATTGCTTTGATTGGCAGGCAAACAAGGCTTGAAGTTGGAACATACCAAGAATTTGGGTGGCGGCGCTTGTTCTGCGCCCCACCTGTTAGTCAATTTTCAACAAGGAGAACTATCATGAACGCATACTACAAAAAGGAACACACCATGACGAAGATGCTTGAATATTGGGAAGACCGCTTAACAGAAGAGCAGCACAAACAAGTAGTAAAGGCACTCGAACAATTTCGTAGAGGGTTGAAAAACAACCATGCTCAAAACTACATGTACGATTTGCTTACTTCAATGGGTGTGTTAGCTGAGGAAGCTAACGAAATTATCAAACTCGAACTTGCCAACTAACAAACCTAGGAAACTACACCGTGCATCTTGGTGAAACCCTAGCAACAAAGGAGCTACGATCATGTCGACACGTGCACTCTACACTTTCAAAGGCAACGAAGGTGACTGGAACGTCTACAAACACCATGACGGTTATGTGTCTGGTGCTGCAAGAACCATCAAGATGGCCATGGACCTGTTCGCGTGGCCGTTGCCCCGCTATGAGTCTGATGCCTTTGCCACGGCGTTCATCGCCGCTGGCAAAATGGGCAGTTGGATTGAGACCAAGGAACAACTGCTCGAGTGGTGGGCCGACTACGGCGTCAATGGTCAGTACAAGAAGCATGGCGGGAACGGCGGCGGTGTCCGCATGATGCCGCAGGGTGATCCTACACTTGTCGCGTGCAAGAATTGCAGCGACATTGAGTACCGTTACGAAGTGTGGCAGGCCAAGACCAAGCTGCACGTCAAGGCGTTCACCGGCAATTGGTGGGTGGACAACAAGTACACCGGGCCAGTCGGTGAGAACCTGATCTTCAACGGCACGTTTGACGACTTCTACGCCGACGCGCTGAAGAAGGAAGCTGCCTGAGTGTTACTAGAGCCCACCACTCATCTGGTGGGCTTCAGGGAACACTTGCAAAGGAGCTGTGTGATGAAGCTGTGGTTTATATCTCAAGACGAAAACAACGGCTATGACACCTACGACAGCGCTGTGGTTGCCGCTGAAACTGAAGACGCGGCCAGGAACACGATGCCTTCTGAGTATGAAAAGTTCGGAAAGCAATACGGCGCGTGGTGTTCCGGCCCTGATAAGGTCAAGGTTGAGTTGATTGGAACTGCAAAGAAAGGCACGAAAGCAGGCGTCATCTGCGCCAGCTTCAATGCGGGGTAAGTCATGAAGAACAACGAACCCAAGATGACCCAATTTCTGGACCGGCTCACGCACCAGGAAATGCAGATCATCTGCCATCAGGTCAGGACCCATAGCGGTGAGCAAAGGTATGCTCATCTGCATCCCGGCCTGTTGCCGTTCGTCCCGGTTGAAAGGGTCCGTAGCTGCCTTTTCAGGGGAAAAGTTGCGCGGCCAGTTGCAGCCATTATCTCAAAGCTTGAGTTTTCCCTTGAAAACGATGAGTTTGAAAGCTTGATGCTTCGGGTCAAGAAGGTCGTGCGCGTCTTTGGCACTGCTTTAGGCAGTCGAGTATTTAGGCACTTGGTTGGACAACCAATGGTGCGTCTCAGTTGGATTGAGGGTGCCGGTACGGACAGCGCATTGTACCGCGTTCATGTGGCTAAGAAGCACCAAGCTGCCGTGGTCATGTGGCTGATAGACAACTGCATATAGGCCAAACCCTCATAATTGACCGCCCATTGACGTTTTTGTGGGTGCCGTTACATGGCACCCTGCGGCATAACCCCATTCAATGACCGCCCTAGGGGCAGCAAAGGCTAAACAATGCGTGAACGTGTGAAGCTAATTGAGGCAACGCCAAGCACCGCTTTCTCATGCACATATGGCAGCAGCAAGGAAAAGACGTTGCTACAAGGTGAAGGCTTGGCCGTCATGTTCAATGAGGATGGGTCGGTGGTACTGGAAGTGTTCGACAGACACAAGCGCATTGGCCTCAGAATTTCGCCTGAAGATGCAAAACAGCACGCTCCGGACTTCAGGCGGTGGAGCGTGATTCGTTAACAAAGGAGAGACTATCATGGTTAAGCTACAAGATAGGGCAATGTTGAGCAGCCTTCATCTCAGCGCGTGGTCGGGCCAAGCGGTGGACCGTCAGGTGACTGAGGAAACGGCTGAAAGCCACAACGCTGACCTGAAGGACTCAGGCAGGTATAGCAAGCAGCTTGTGTCGAAAAAAGCCTTGCGCAAGGTGCTGGGCAAGATTGCCGTGACGCGGCAAACCCACAAGTTGCTGACCTTACCGTGGGACGACAGCGCGCGTATTCTCAGCGCACAGGGCTACATGCACTACACGCAGCAGATGCGCCTTCACCGGCTGGCCGTGGAAGCAGCCGCCAAGGAGTTCGCAGCCAGCTTTGACGAACATATCAAGGAGGCCAAGACACGGCTTGGCACCATGTTCAACAAGGCTGACTACCCGGATGCCGGTGAAGTCGCGAAGCGCTACGTGGTCGACGTAGAAATCAAACCAATACCGGACGCAGGTGACTTCCGCACCAAGCTTGCGGACAACACCCTGAAAGCCATCACGAAAGATATTGAACGGCGAACTCAGGAGCGCATTGAGAACGCCGTCAAGGACGTATTTGAGCGGGTGGTGGCTGTTACCGGAAAGATGGCCGAGCGGCTCAATGCTTATGAGGGTGCTGAAGGTCAGGAAGGCACATTCAGAGACAGCCTTGTGTATAACGTCGCCCAGCTTGCTGACCTCTTGCCGTCGTTGAATATAGCTGACGACAAGCGGTTGGATGATCTGGCCAAGCAATTGAAGGCTGATCTTGTGCAACACAGCCCTGAGATCTTGCGCAGCGATGCCAAGGTCAGAAAGCAAGTCGCAACCAAGGCTGAAAAGCTCGCAAGAAAAGTTGGCGCGTATCTCGCTTAGTGTGCTAATCTACTCAAACCAAAGGAGAGCCTATCATGGCTGAGAACAAGCTTACTGAAACGATCAAAAGTGCACGGGAACTGTGCATATTCTATATGCAGCAGAACATCCCTGTACTGCTTAGTGGCCCTCCAGGGGTCGGAAAGAGTGAGTGTTGGGAGCAGATTGCAAAGCAGTCAAAACGCGCCTTGATTGATCTCAGGCTTGCGACCATGGACCCCGTGGACCTTCTCGGTTTGCAATCCATCAACAATGGCGTGACCCAATGGAACCGCCCGGCGTGGATGCCCAAGGTTGGCAGCAAGGAACCCTGCATCATCTTGTTTGATGAAATTGCCGACATCAGCCGGGTGATGCAGTCGGCAGCTTACCAGTTGATCCTCAACGGCAGGGCAGGGCCGCACGAACTGGGTGAGAACTGCTACCGTTGCGCGGCAGGCAACCGGCGTGAGGACCGCGCCGCTGCGGTCACCATGTCCACTGCGCTTGCCAATAGGTTCGCGCACGTGGATGTGCGTAGCGACCCTGAAGCCTTCATTGAGTGGTGCAATGCCAACGACATTGACCCGCTGATCCCCGGCTTCATCAGGTTCCGCCCTGCCCTGCTGTACAGCATGGAAGGCGCTGACTTGCGGGCGTTCCCTACCCCGCGCGCCTGGGCGCGTGTTGCCAAATGCGTGCATGCGGATGCCTCACTGCGGTTCCGGCTGGTCGCCGGGCTTGTGGGTGAGGGTGCGGCCGGTGAGTTCGAGGTCTACATGAAGGGCCTCAACCTGCCGTCACTGGATGAGATCCTGGCCAACCCCAAGAAGGCCCCCATTCCCAAGGAACCCTCAAGCAAGTATGCGCTGAGTTCCATGCTGGCTAGGTTCGCCACGCGGCAGAACTTTGCGGGTATTGTCTCATACGTGCAGCGCAGTGAGTTCGGCCGTGACTTTGAAACCGTCACCGCACTGGACGCCACCAAGCGAGACAGCACGCTGTGCGACACCAAGGCGTGGCTTGAGTGGGCCAACAAGAACAACGACCTGCACCTGTGAGGGTATCATGAACAAGTATGTTGACATCGTTTTTGACGGCCCACCAGGGCCAGAAGCTGGGCGCTTTGTCGAGGTTGAAAATGACGAAGGCCGGAGTATATCCTTTGGTCAATGGGTCCAAAGGCCCGATGGCTATTGGGTATTGAGAATAACACAAGGCAATATGGAGTTAATCTAATGCAAAAGCTGACCAAAGCCGATCTTGAGGACATGGCCCTGATCATGGAGGACCTTGTCAAGCGGCTTCCCGACATGAAGCGTGAGGAGCGCATCGACGTATGTGCCCGCATCCGGACGTTGGGCAAGCATATCAAGACCATTGATGAAATGGTCAAGGATGAGATCAAGGCCAAGTGCAAGGGCAAGGAAGGCTACGTGAACGGGGAGCAATGGAAAGCAAAGCTGACCATTGTGCCCACCACGCGGCTGGATCAAAAGGCGCTGAAGGAAGGCAACCCCAAGGTCTACGCTGAGTATGCCAAGGACAGCGAGGACCAAAGGATAACATTCGAACCTCGCTGAAGGAGATAGATCATGGCAACACGCGAACCAACCCGTACTGACGACAACTGGAACCGCTTCACCATTGACGAAGTCTACAATGGTTGGCTTGTCAAAGTGTCCACGGTTGTCCAAGGCAATGACCGGACCATAAACCGCTTTGTGTTCCCAAGCGCTGAGTTGCTCTTGGATTGGCTTAAGGAGGAACTGACCAATGCCTAACAGCAAAGCCAAGCAGGCCATCCTGCGTGCACGAACGCAGATGATTGTCAGAGAACCTTTCTTTGGGCACCTGTGCCTGCAACTCAACTTGGTTGAGACTGAGCGGGTGCCGACGTGCGGCGTGGATGGGGTTAATCTATATTTTAACCCCAAGTTTGTCCTTGAGTGTGGTGAGGAGGAACTTGTGGGCGTGATGGCTCACGAAGTCATGCACTGCGTGTACTCGCACTTCTCACGGCGGGGTCACCGCGACCATACCAAATTCAACATGGCGGGTGATTTCAGGATCAATGATGATCTCAAAAAGGTGCCCTTCCAGTTGCCCTACAAACCGGCGACACTGGCTGAGTGCATGAACTCGAAGGGTGAGAAGTTCCACCTGTATGATCCGCAGTTCAAGGACATGAGTACCGAGGAGATCTATGAAAAGATCCCCGACCCGCCCAAGCAGCCCGGTGGTGGCGGCTATATTGTCGTGGACATCGGCGGCTGTGGTGCCGTGCTGGATGCAGGTAGTGGCCCCGGTGACCCTGACAATGACGGTAAAGGCAACGGCCAAGGCGGGGCCAAGTTAAGCCCTGAGCAAGTTGCGCATGAATGGCAAGCAAACGTGCGCATGGCTGTGAGCGTGGCACGGGCCAACAATGCGGGGCAAACCCCCGGCTACCTTGAGCGGCTTGTAACACAGTTGCAGCGCCCCAAAGTGTCATGGCGTGACTTGACGGCCCAGTTCATTGACCAAAGCATGACCACCGATTACAGCTTCAGGCGACCTAACCGGCGCTACATTCACAGCGGGTTGATCCTGCCGGGCAATGTGGCGGATGCGCTGCATGAAATGGTCATGTTCGTTGACTGCTCAGGTTCGGTTTCACCTGAGATGATCAAGGCGTTTGTCAGCGAAGTAGCAGGCGCGTTGGACACCGGCACATGCGATCACCTGTGGGTGGTGTATGCCGACACTGAGGTTCGGGTGGTTGACGAATACATACCGGGCGATGTAGTCACCGCCAAGTGTCCTGACGGCGGCGGCACTGACTTCGACAACAGCTTTGAATGGCTGGCTAAGAACGTGCCTGACGCTGCCTGCGTTGTGTACCTGACCGACATGGAAACGTGTTCGTTTGGTAAGGAACCCCCATGCCCGGTGCTGTGGGGGGCTTATACGACTGAAGCTAGGCTCCTCACATTCAAGCCCGGCTTCGGTTCTATTGTTCACGTCGATTCACCCAACTACTGAGGAGCAAATCATGACTACCGTGTATCTCGTTACCCTGCATGTTGGGGAAAAGGAACTCCCCACCATCCTGGGTGCAATAGCTGGAAGTGCCAAGCTGGTCAGCGTGACCCCTACTGAGGAAGCCAAAGCTGAGAAGCCCACCGCACGTGACTTCCATTATGTGGACAACAAGCGCAACAAAGGCATCAGCGGTGAAGACCTGTTGCTCCAAACCTTAGGCAAGGAGCCACGGGTGTTTCATGTCAAGGAAATTGAAGCTGCCTTTGAGAAACACCGCTTCAGCGGCAATAGCGTAAGCCCCATCCTTCATCGGCTGCTTGCTGCTGAAAAGATCAGGCGCGTGGGTACCGCGTCCTATTGTTTGGTTGGTACCGTTCTGAAGCTTGGTGCCTCATCCTAAACTCACGAAAATAATCTCTTGACAGCCGTTTTGGCCCCTCCTATATCCAAGCGAGTGGTGCTGACTGCGGCCAACCTTAGAGTGTGCCACATACAGGATCCAAATCAGAAGCCGCTTGATACGTCCCTACCCGAGGACGGCAGCATACCAGCTTTCTTGCGGCGTGAGACTGTAACTGTAACCAGCGAGAAAGAGGTACCACCAATGACCAAGCACGATGATGAAGCCACTGAGGCCCAGGACACTGAGGCCCCGGTGACCCCCGCAAAAACCCCCAAGGCTGCCAAGCCCCGTAAAGCCCCTGTAAAGGCCGCTGGTAACGGCAAAGCTAAACCCGCTGTGAAGGCCCAGGGCAAAAAGGCCCTACCCAGCGCCACGCCAAAGGCCGCAAAAGGCAAAGCCAAAAAGGCTGAACGGCAGCGTGACCCGGCCAAGCTGGACGCCTTTGGCTTCCGCAAGGACAGCATCAAGTCCAAGGCCGCCGCCATGTATGCCAAGGGCAAGGGCGCAACACTGGGTGAGGTCAAGGAAGTGCTTGGCTCCGTCCAGTTCAACCTGCTCACGGAGCTTGAGGGCAACGGCCACAAGGTGGACAAGACCGAAGTCAAGTCCAGCACCGGCCGCATGGTGACCCGCTACAAGCTCCACGGCAAGGACTAAGCTTCAGGCTGGGAGCCCGCGCCCCTTGTCAACTGGCTGACCACCTAAGGACAAAAGGCCGCAGGTCGGGCCATGCGGGAAATTTGTAAGCGTTGCGTTGCGTAGGGGGTCGGAAGCAATTCCGGCCCCTTTTCATATCTAAGGAGTGGACTATGGAAGAAAAATCATGGGATGAAATAGCTAAAGAAATGGATGCCCTTGCTGCCAAATTGAAGTCGCTGAAAGCAGGCACTAGATACACATACCCCAACACACCCAAAATTCATCCGCGACTTTCTGAGGCAGAACGTAATCTAATTGTTGACGCCCTGAACTTCTATGCTGAACAACTCAGGAACGGATAAATCATGACCAATAGACCACTCAACTTCGCCAGTGCCAAAGAGCGTGAAGATTGGATCATCGCTAACGCTCAGCTCTTCACCACGGTCCGCATGATCCAGAGGAAGTATGAGCGGCAGGAGCACAAAACGCTGAAGGAAGCGCGAGCCCACGCTCATCTACTCCTCAAAGAGGACAAGTCAAAACCCGTCCTTATCTACGCAATTCACGATAACTCAGACACCTATGTTGAAATGGTGAAGCCATGAAGGTAATCCCTGACCCAGTAAAGTGCCGCTTCTGCGGTTCATTACCACACTTGCGTTCGGTTGATGTACATTTCAAGCCAACAAACGATTACCTTTTCTCTGAAATTGAGATTGAATGTTCAAACCCAAAATGCAGCAAAGAGCATCGGCACTTTGCACCTCGTGCTACTCGGCGAGAAGCCATGCTCCACTGGAATAAACGCAACAGGATAGTAAAACCATGAAGGTCAAGATTGACCCACGCATTTACCCAACACGAGGTGGTGAAGTCCTTGAGGGTAATGTGTATGGAAACAACAGAGCACCAGCCTTCAGGGACTTCCGCATCTGTGTTGGTGTTGTTGATAAGGTCAACGGCAGGCACCCATGGAACTGTGTGGTGTTTATCCACGTTGATGCCCAAGGCAATGTCGTTGGGGCAAGCCGTCAGCCGTACAACTACGTGAAGGACCATTGGGACTTGATCGGCCGTGTCAAGAAAATGCCCTCAATGAAAATTGAATGGTTACAAGAAGGAGACAGGAGAAAACCATGAAGACCATAACGCACCTGCAACTGCAAGCCCGCAAGTCATCCATTGATGAATGGGGCATCCTCAACACCGTGCAAATACCTCATCTGCCTTACGGGCATGAAGGCACCTGCCGTGACAAGGCACAGGAGGAAATTGAACACCTGCGCAACCGCTGGATTGAGAACTGGAACCCAAACCTGCAATTCAGGGTGGTCGAACTTTAGGCTGGCGGAAGTGACCCGCTTGAATTAGCCTTACACCTACGACCTGAAGGAGGGCATTTCCTCCCGCAGCCGTGGCTGTCAACGGGCGAGCGTGAATGGGCTTGGGCGTTCCATGATTGACCCAGGCCAGCTAGGCGCGACAAGGTGGTGTTGCGGTCCTCCTATCAGGTGGCGCGGTGTCCATCGCGCGCCAGTGGGTTCATGCCGCTGAAACACCATTAGGCAGCCAACTTATTCAACCGTAAAGGAACCGATGATGGACAAAGAAAAATACACCATTGAGTATGATGAAGTAGGAGGATATGACTGCATTACTCCTGCGTGGTTGATTTACGGGCCTACAGCTTCCAGCAGTGTCCGTTCAACAGGTGCAGTTCTTACTGTAGATGAAAAGGATTTCAACTCACCCGAAGAATGTATGAAGTTTGCACACTTCATACTACAACGAATCAATCAGTAAAGGAACCGATAATGGTCAAGCATAACGACCCGTTTTATATAAAGATAGCTCAAACCATTCAACAGCACGGCAGGCAGGTTCTTGCCATTGCGCCCGACGGCAAGCAGCCGGGCTTCTATTACACCATTGGCAACGCGGCCAGGGAGGTGCCCGAACTATTGATCATCGGCAACTTTGAACCAAAGGCCGCAACGGCCATCCTCAATACGTTATCTGAGCAAATGATTGAAGCCGGTAAACGCTTCTCAAATGGCCAGCGGGTAAGCCTTGGCGGTACTCATGAATTGCAGGTATGGGATACCACTCCTATTGCCCGCACCCAGTACACCTTGCAGGCAACCGAGTTCTTTCAATCCAATGATTACCTTGTGCAGCAGGTGGTATTGCCTGACCCAAAGGGCCGCTACCCGGCTGACAAGCGCTGCCATAAGCGCTACCGGGTGCCGGTGCTGCGCCCCACCGCTGACCTTATGGCTGATATGCGCTCAACCCTGGTGCACTGATGTCATGAGCAGGTGGCAGCAGCGTAGCTCATTGCAGGAGTTTCAGGCGCGGCAGCAGGATAGGCGTGCGCCTAAGCATCAGCCGCCCACCACGGACGAACTGCGTGACATGCTGCGCGGCTTGAAGTGGGGCTATTGGGGCAATGAACGAGTTCAGACAATTGGCGGGGTCAAGTTTGCCTGTGGCATTGGTATCTATCTTGGGCGCTACACTTGTGCCATCGCGGCCAATGCCCGATGGGTGGTGTTGAAACCAATTCCCTCTACCTACAAAGAGACAATCAATAATCTCAACGTAGCCAAAGAGGCTACGACGGGGCTTGCAGCGCTTTTGCTATATAAGCCGGAAGTCATAAGGCCCACGACATTGGCCAAAAAAGGCATTGAGATAGATTTTATCCGTTCAACGAGAATGTACAATGAGTTCGTGGTGCCAACATTTCAGTTTGATGACGAAGCTTGACGCGGACAATTTCAGGGGCCTATAAAGACGCCGGGACCCAGGCCGGTGTCATCCGAACCTGGGTCGGCTTTGGTTGGCTTGACGGCTGAAACCAAAGCGTGACGCGGCGCGGGGCCTCTATACCAAGGAACCCCTCCACCCGTCAACCACATCAGCCAGCCCGGTTTTCCAGCCCAGCCAAGCCCACATGGTTCAAGCTAGGTAGACACCTAGCCCCAACAGTGGAAGCCGGGGTGACCGGCGACCGGGGAACCGGGCAGTTTGTCGCGGCACTCAGCAAGCATTGCACCCCGCCATCACAACGACAACCGCACTCATGCGGCTTGCCCCAAACGGCAAATGGGCATCGGGTTTTGTCAGTCGCTTTACGGCACCGCTGGAACCCAATGAACAAAGGGCGGATCAGGGTGGGAGTGTCGACACGCCTAGAGGTGTTCGGATCGCAGGGGCCTCTGACACCACTGCAACAGCAGTGAAAAAGCTTGCGTAGTAGCCTTATTGGGTGATTCCCAAGGTTCAAGAACTCCATGGTGGAACAAGAACATTTGATCTTAGTGTTTTTGTTCCCCATGGGGGTACTGTGCCTTAATGGGATCAAACCCAGGTTCAAGAATAGGATTTATAGTGGAATTAAGAACTTCCAGTAGAACTTCCAACAATAGGAAGCTGTCCTATGAGCAAAACTGTCCCAAGACACTTGCAAACCAAGAACTACTCAATTGAAGAACTGCAAGAACTGGCCAAATCACTCAAATGGTCTCAGTTCGTCAGTAAATACACGGATCATCCAAAAACTGTTCGCTACCGGAAGATCAACTTCCAGGCCCGTTATGGGTTCTTTCTAAAGGTAACTGGAGTTGGGGTATTTGCAGGTAACACCATGATCCGGTTCATCCCTTGCGTGTGCCCAATCAGGTCAATGATTGAACCAATCCTAAATGGTGGTGGCCACTTCTTGGTAGATGCAGATATGCTCTACAAGAGAAAGACCAATCAATACAAGGGTTATATGCTCAACAATGGTGCAAATGCCCTGTTGCGAGCTTGGTGCTCAATCATGGATCCGGTTGGAGGGGATGATGACTGCATTAAAACAAACGACTGACATATACCGCTACCCGCACAAGTTCTACGAACCTCCTGTGTCTCAAGAATTTACCCTGGATGATCTCAGGAACCTGTTGCGTGGCAAGACCTGGGAATGGGTGGTGCAGCGCCCTTTCAGCGCGTCACGGTGCGGCCCTGAATTTACCGGCCGCATGGGGTGCTTCCTGCGGCGCAAGGCCATTGCGGTCTGTTCTCAAGGTATGCTGGTGGCCATGAAGTTCGTGGTTCCCAACATCTACCCCGCATGGACGTTTGAAGCCGTGCTTGACGGCGGCAGCCACAGCGGCTTTGTCTTGCTGCCCGGTGATTTCAACAATGGCCGGTTGGGTGATGTGAAGCTGACCGATCTGGTGATCGCTGATGAAACCTGACAAAATCATTGCAGCGTTGCCAACCCTAAGCAAGCCTGACCTTGCCCAAATCAGGGCAGCGGCTGAGGCCCTGCTAGGCCCTGTGGCAGCGCCAAATGATGCCCCCGCTACCCCCCTGTTTGACGTAATTCAACGCACCCTTGGCCTGCGCACGGGCTTGGGCAACCTGCCTGCTGCGACGTATAAAGCCTACAGGCGGGGTGAAACGGCCGTGGTTGAGTTCGTCGCCAAGGCGTTCCCGCAAGCCTGCGACAACCGGGTGACCTACAACGGCATGTTATCGCTGATGCTGGATTGCCTGATTGATGACTTGAAGGAACGCAAAGTGCCCATTTCAACAGGCAGCGTGTGCACCAACTTGGAGCGCTGCCCAGAAGTCTTCAAGGCAGCCTTCCCCGGCTACATTGAGGGTGGGGCAAGCGCCATCATACTGCAACGGGTTACCGGCAAGTGAATGTTAGGTATTCTTCAAGAGAACATTATCGTATTGCTTGCCTATCACACTGAGCAGGCAATCATCATTCGCAACACCGTGCCCTTGGAGCTTTTCGGCGGCCATTATCGACAAATCAGTAGTAGAATTTACGACTACATTGACAGGTTCAAGAAGGCCCCCAAAGATCATATTGCTGATATTCTAAGCGACAAGCTGGACAGCAAGATTGGGCGCGAGGCCCAACTGTATGAAGATACCATTACGAGCATCCATGATGCCTCATCTACGATAAATATTCCCTACGTGATGTCTCAGTTGGAGACTTACGTCAAGCGGCAATCATTGCGCGCCATAGCGGTTGATTTCAACAAGGCACTATTGAAGGACACCGAGGAATCACTTGAGGAAGCCGCGAACCTCATGGCCAAGGCCAACACTCAAACGCTGAGTGTCTTTGACCCCGGCATCAGGCTCAGCGACAAGAAGTCGTTGTCCTTCCTGGACATGCAGGAGCACAGCTTCCCCACCGGCATTCCTGAATTGGACAAACGGTCATTTGGCCCTACGCGCAAGGAGCTGTGGCATTTCATTGCCAATACCAAGTCAGGCAAGACATGGATGCTCATCCAGCTTGCCAAAATGGCCGCGCTGCACCGGCTGAAAATATGCCATATCAGCTTGGAAATGTCGCGTGAGCGCTGCGCTCAACGGTACTACCAAAGCCTGTTCGCCATTTCAAAGCGCAAAGAGACCTTCAGGAACACCAAGTTTGAGAAGGACAAACTTGGCCGCATTACCGGCTACAAGGACGTGCGGGTACAGCCCTCGTTGAGCTATGACGACCCTAAGATCAGGCGCAAGCTTGAGCGGCGCATTGACCGCTATGCCGACCGGCTGCTTGAGAACATTGTGATCCGTGACTTCCCTACCGGCTCACTGACGGTGAGGCACTTGGAAGCCTACTTGGACAACCTGGAGCAGACCGAACGGTTCACGCCTGATTTGCTGATTGTTGACTATCCGCGTCTGATGAAGCTGGATCCCACCAATATCAGACTTGACCTTGACCAAGCGTTTATGGACATACGTGGCATTGCGGTGAAGCGTAACCTAGCGGCAGCGGTGGTGAGCCAATCACACCGGGCTGCCGCCAAATCAAAGCAGGTGGGCGCTGAAAACGTGGGTGAAGCCTATGGCACGGTGGCTAACAGTGACACTAACATCACCTATACCCAAACCCCGCAGGAACGTAAGCTGGGCTTGGCCCGGCTGTTCGTAGCGGCAGGGCGTAGTGATCAGGACAAGATAAGCATTGTAATCAGCCAGCAGTATGGCATGGGCACTTTCGTTGTTGATAGTTCCCTGATGGTTGGCAACTACTTCGAAAACATACCGCAAGATGGGTTTGACGATGAAGAGGAAGCCTAGTCCCCCAGGGACGTTAACAATACTTGAAGCCCGTACAATGCGAGGCCCCTGGTATGTTGTCTTTGCTTCAGATGGATACCTTCAAAAACGCTTTGTTTGCCCTGATACGAGCTGGTTCAATTTTTTATACGAATCAGATGCCAAAGATGGATACTGTTTCTCCAACTACTTCCACGCCTACGCCTACAGTCTCAAATGCAAGGCCAAAGCCCGTGACCCTGTGGACACCGCCTGAGGAACCGCAAGATACCATTACGCAGGTCATCAGGGAACTGCCTGCCGGTGCCGTGCAAACCTGGGAAGGTGTCACGCTGCTGGTCAATAGCTCAACAAAGCCCATCTACCTGTTTGTAGTAGAGATAGACAAAAAGAACACGCTGCTGCAATTCAAGGAACCCAAGAACCACCTGACCATGAGGGGCGATCAAATGCTGTACAGTACAGGTGAAACCGTGTGCCACAGGAAGTTCTTCAACCGCAGCTTCCTGCCGACGTTCTTTGTGTTTGACAATTACCTGCACGCCTATGCGTTTGAGCAGAAGCTGGTGCGGGTTGGCTGGAACGTGCAGAAGCAGAAATTCAAGTGATCAACAAGCGTGCCATCAAGCGGTTCCTTGAGCGCAAGCTCCAAAACTATGATTTTGTGAAAGCCTACCGCAAGCCACAGCTAGATCAGGAACTGGCCAGTCTCACACCCAAGCCAGAGTTTGGCAAGCTGATTCCTTGGGAACACCAAACGGCTTGTTTTCTACTGATGCTTGAGATAAAACGCTTCATGTTTAACATTGACATGGGTGGGGGCAAGACGGCTTTATCTTTGATGCTGCTGAGCTACAGGAAGCAGCGCGGGGACAACCCAAAGGCAATTGTGTTTGTCCCCTACATCACCAGCGTACTGACATGGATTGATGAAGTTGCCGATAAGGCCCCTCATCTACGCATAGTGCCACTCCTCGGTTCATCTACTGAGAACCTAGCGGCCTTACAAACCCCTGGTGACCTGTTCGTGATCTGCTACCAAAGTGCGGTCGCCATGGTAACTGAAACCGTCTTTGACAAGCGCAAGGGTAAGAACAAATGGCAACTCACAGCCAAGCAGGTGAAGGAATACTTCGCCGGTTTTGATATGCTGGTGTGTGACGAAATACACAAATGCTCATCTGCTTCGTCACTCACCTACCGCATGTGCAAAGCCATCAGTTCCCAGTGTGAATGGGCCTTTGGCCTCACCGGGACACCCTTTGGCAAGGACCCCATTGGGCTGCAACCGCAGTTCAACCTGATTGATTTTGGTGAAACGCTGGGCACCACCGTTGAGTTCTTCAGGGCCGTGTTCTACTCAGAGGGCACGAATTACTGGGGCGGCTACGAGTTCACATTCAAGAAAAAGCTCGAACCTGACCTGCACCGCATGGTGAAGAACAGGTCCATCTATTATGGCATTGACGAGCTGCACGATATGCCACCCAAGATTTACGTCAAGAAGTCACTGCCCGCACCAAAGGACAGCGAGGGATACTGCAAGGCAGCCTTGAAGCAGTTCTATGAGGCCATCAAGGGTGGCAAGCTGAAAGAGGCCGAAAACAGCTACCTAAGACTCAGGCAGCTCTCATCCGGCTTCATGACGCTGCGTGGGGAGGACAACGAAAAGCTACAGGTCAAGTTTGAAGACAACCCAAAGCTGGAAGCATTGGTTGACCTGATTGAGTCCATGCCTTCCACTTCCAAGATGGTTATCTTTCACCATTTTGTGTACACCAACCAGCTTATCAGTGACCGGCTCACAGAGCTTAAAATCAAGCACGCACGGGTATGGGGCAAATCACGTGATCCCATTGGCCAGTTGCAGAAATTCAAATCAGACCCTAACGTGCGCGTGCTGGTGATCAATGTCAGGTCGGGTTCATCAAGCCTCAATCTTCAGTTCGCAAACTATCTTGTGTTTTTCGAACAGCCCGACAACCCCATTGACCGCCAGCAAGCGGAGCGCCGGGTATGGCGTCCCGGTCAGTCAAAGCGGGTACTGATCTATGATTTGCTGGTCCGGCAAACCAAAGATTTCGCTTTACATGCCAGCAACCTCGCTGGTGAGAACTTGCTACAATCAATCATCGCTGGGCGTACCAAACTCTGAGGAGGGGTTACGTGACATATTTGGATACACCGTCCGAACAAAAGTACAAACAGAACCAGAACCCAGGATGGGACAAAAAGAAAGAGGCTGAGCTTAGAGAATATGCAGCGGCTGGATTATCAGCCAGTGCAATAGCCGACAAACTAGGGTTTGCCACCCGTAATGCCGTCATAGGCAAAATGCACCGTTTACATATTTTCAAGAACAAGGCCAGCCCAGGAGGCCGCCCCCGGCATCGGGCCAAAGGTGCAACAGTCAGACCAGTTCAGCCCAATCCGCAAAAGGTTATTCAAGCCTACACCCATTTCACCAAGAAGCGACGCCTCCGTATCGCCCTTGCCGTTGACATACCCGACAGCACCCCCACCGAACCCATTCATATCAAACCCTCAGAATACGATAAAGCCATTCCTCAGGAACAGCGGCTTACACTGCTGCAACTCAACGGCCACACATGCCGATGGGCCGTTGGAGACGTGGGTGACAAAGACTTTTTCTTTTGTGGTGCATGGACCGACCACACGTATTGTAACCATCATGCCATGAGGGCCTATAAATGACAGGGAAGCGCCACGGCCACACGTCACGCACCCGCAACATCAAAGGCAAATGGAAGGTCAAGAAATCACCCACTTACTTGTCGTGGGAATCCATGAATTCGCGTTGCTATCAAAGCACCCACAAGTGGTACCATTTGTATGGTGGCCGTGGCATTGAGGTCTGCGAACGCTGGCGGCGCGGTTCGCCTGATGCCTTCAGGAACTTCCTCGAGGACATGGGTGAGCGACCTTGCAGGGAAATGACTTTGGACCGCAAAGACGGCAATCTCGGTTACTTTAAGGACAATTGCCAATGGGCTACCAAGAAAGAACAGCGGGCCAATCAACGCACCAGCTTTGTTGAATTTGATGTAGCACCTGTCAACGAGATACCATACTGATGGACTGGGTAGCGTTCCTAGAAGCCAATCATATTGATTATGTCACCAGTGGGCCTAACGTCCGAAAGGGCCAGCTTGCCCTAAAGTGCCCCTGGTGCGGTCCTGATGATCCAAGCGAACATCTTTCCATCTCACTGACCAAGGACGCCTTTGGCTGCTGGCGCAACGCCAAGCACGCTGGGCGCAAGCCCTACAGCCTTGTGGCGGCCCTGCTGAGCTGTTCATTCAGCCAAGCCCGGTTGATTGTGGGGCAGCACAGCGCCGCCGACCCTGAAACCCTTGAGCAGGCCATAATGGCCCTGGGTGGCTCAGCGCAGCCCGTACAGCGTGATGAATTGCCCAGCCAGCTACCCCCTGAATTTAGGCAAATCAAGCCCACGGGGCTTACAGGGCGTTTTTGGCGGTACCTTGAGGGCAGGGGCTTTGATGATGTTAGCACCCTGATTGAGCAATACGACTTGTTGTGCTGCCAGCATGGCAGGTGGAAGGACCGGATCATCATACCCATTCAGCAAAGCAACGGCGAACTGGCGGGTTGGACAGCCCGCGCCATTCAACCTACCACTCACGCACCGCGCTATCTCAGTTCGTCGGCGGCTATCAAAACCGTGGTGTTCAATGAGCATGATCTCAGTCACGGCGGTGAGACGCTGTTTGTGACAGAGGGGCCGTTTGACGCCATCAAGGTGGATTACTACGGGGCACCACATGGGCATCGGGCCACCTGCACTTTTGGGGTTAACCCCACGGCGGGGCAACTTGCTGCCCTGCAAGCGCTCATTCCAAAGTATGACAAGGTGCGGGTGCTGTTTGACAGCGAAGCTTTAGGTAGTGCGCTGAGCCTTTGCGACAGCCTGCCGGGGGCCAATGTGCAAATTGCTATGTTGCCGTCAGGGGTGAAAGACCCCGGCCTGCTTACTGCAAAGCAAGTCTTGCAATTATAACCGGCCTATTCCTTGTTTCTGCTAACCCCGTGTTAGACCGATTTTGTTTGACGCTGCTGGTGAGTGCACCCCCAAGCCAACCTCTCGATAGGCTCACGCTCACCACGAAGATGAGGCGCTGTTAATTGGGTGCACTCGCCGACAGCTTCCAGTGGGACCAGTTCGCACCATCGGACGTAGGTGAACCAGAACTTATGTTCGGCCGCCGCCTCTGTTTCCGCCGTGACGCCAATTCGGAACCGGGCTCGCTTTGATGCAACGGCCAAGTAACCGCCACAAGTGCGGCGAACGATGTGGGGCCTAGGAACCATTTCGATCATCGTGCAAATCCCGACTAACGACGCATTAGCGGCCTATTCCTTGTTCCTGTTAATCTGTCATTAACGCGCCAAATCGTAGCAGGCAAACAGACCGGACCAAAGAACAGCCCAGCCGCAAATGGTTGCTGTTGCCCACCGAGGACCCCCCCAAATACAACGGAGGCAACGATTATCGTTCCGCGCATCACCATCAGCCCCAGAAGTGATAGATAAGCAGCACGGCTAACACAATTACTCCAGCCGCAGCCTTGGTGCCGTAAATCGCGAGCAACAGTGTTCGTGTGCGTTGATCCATGTTAATTCCGTATTAGCGGGCTATTTTGCCAACTCGGCAAACCTCGTAAGCCTCCCGTTTTCTATGGGTTTCAAAAGCCTTGGATCGGTCAGGGCCAAAGGCGAAAGGGCGATTATGATCCCGGGGGCGGCGGAGACGCGCTCAGAACGCACGATCAAAGTAGAACCGAGGCCAAAGGCACAGAGGAATAAGCCAAAAAAGATTGCGGCTACTCGTAGTAAGGAGTTCCATCGATGACAATGAATGCCGAGCATTCCCAGAACGAAGCCAATAATCGCCAAGGACGCATAAAACGCCTCTTTACCCAAATCCGCTGTCATCGGCCTATTTTGCCAACTCGGCAAACCTCTGTTCGTACATCTTGATTTCAAGTTTAAGCGCCTCGATCTCCGCGCGAAGCAACTCGATCTCCGCGATATATTCGCGCTTGCGACAATCATCGACGGCGCAGTTCTCAACCACCGGCCGGCAACATCGCGGTGAGGCCGCGGCCCTTACGGATGCGAACGGTCTTGCCGATTTCAGCTTCGATGACGGCTAGTTTTTCCAGATAGTTGTCCTTCGTCACACCATCAATCTCCATCGGCATACCAGGACATTGCTCGGCAATCGTTCGTTTCATTTCCAAAGTAAGAGTTTTGTCAGCGAAATGATGCGTCCAGATCGGGTGCCCCATGAGATACTCGGCCGCTTCCTGCATCTTGCCAAAGTCACAGAGCAATATGCCGGTCGAAATTGATGCGATAACGGCAGTGGGAAAATCGCGCGTCTGAACCATCGGCCTATTCCTTCAATTTACGTCTGCATATACTGAGCAAGCCGAGCTTGCTTGCGTTTCGCGCCGAGCGTCAAGTGTTCTTGGCTGATGATCCCCTCGAACAACACATTGTCAATCATACATTTTAGATCGCCAATCTCGATGCCGAGAACTTCGCTATTCGGCAAATGCAAATCATCGGGACGGGTCTCTTTGCCAAACCGGATCAGCTTGCTCGCTGCCTGAATGACCTCGGCGCATTCTTCCATCAGAATGACCAACACTTCACGCTCTCGGTCAGTCAGTGGCGTTCCATTGGGCTGATAGCATGGCATCGGCCTGAATCTCCATTCTGTCTTTTAATCAAATCACGGTCTTGACAGGTTGTCAAGTCCCATATAGTATGCTGCCAATCTGCTTAGGTACAGGAAATGGCACTTGTCGGCTATGCCCGCGTCTCGACCGAAGATCAATCGCTTGACCTGCAAACCGACGCCCTCAAGGCGGCGGGGGTCAAGCCGGACAATCTGCACGTTGAAAAGGTATCCGGGGCATCCGCTAAGCGCCCGGCGCTGGATTACGCCATCAAGGATTTACGCGAAGGCGATACTTTCGTTGTGTGGCGGCTTGACCGGCTGGCGCGGTCTATGCGGCAGCTTTACGCTCGCCTCGACGCAATTTACGCCAAAGGCGCGTATTTTCGCTCGCTCCAAGAAAACTTCGACTTCGGGACTGTATCGGGGAAACTTGTGCTTGGTGTTTTAGGCCTTGTTGCCGAGTTCGAGCGCCAGATCATCGCGCAGCGAACCTCTGCGGGCATTGCCGCGCTACGAGCGCGCCGCAAGGACAAGAGTTGGGGGCCGAAAGTGTACATGACACCCGACAGAATTAAGCGCGTGGGCGAGCTTCTAAACGGCGGCATGACCGGCCCCAAGGTGGCCGAGAAGCTGGGGGTTTCGACCGCCAGTGTGTACGGCCACTGGAAGCAGGTCGGGAAAGGCCGATTCGTGCGCAAGCGCGCGGCGGACAGGAAGCGGAAAGAGATATAGGAGACTCGTGTGGTTCTCGTCCCCAACCCCGGAAAAGACGGCAAGCGCCGGTATGGCGCATGGGCTGGTAACCCGAACGGCCACGCCGAGCGATGGGGCGATTGCATTGCAGAGGTTGCCGATGGAGTGTCTTATTTGTTCCATCAGTGCCGCCGCAGACGTGGCTATGGGCCGGATCAAAGGTTCTGTAAGCAACACGCCAAACAGGCGATGAAGGAATAGGAGCGGCCGTGCGTTTGCCCCGGAAGTGCCAAAGCTGCGGTAAGATGAACCATCATTATGCGTCATGCGATTGCGTGGATGGCCGCCTAGGCAAAATCGACGCGGAGCGCAAACAAATCGCCTCTCGGCTTAAAGAGTTGGACGCGATGGAGCGGGACCTTCTTGGCCTCGTCGCTGAAATCGAACTAGCAAAATAGGAGTGCGGCATGTCCCGATTATCGAGGGTCGAACTTGGACCGAAGGACTGGAAAGCATTTCGCCGCGTTGCGCGCTACTACGAACGTGAGCTAAGGCGAATACATCGAGCCACGGCTTGTCCAGCAGATGCCCTTCGGCGATTTGCAATAGAAGCTGTCAACGGTAAACCAAAGTCAAAATAGGAGCGGGTAGCGTGATTGATTGGAACAAGCCAATTCAGTTTGAGAACGGTGAATCGTGTGTTCTTGTTGAGACAAATTTCGCTGGCTGGAAGCAATGGGGACCACGCGCTGATGGCTCTTTTCCTACTCGTCAAATTCATCGCCTCGGCATTGACGAGTCCACCACAGGCGGCTTGATGTCTGCGTATTGGTTCATGCACGAAGATGGCAAATCGAACGCGGCTGGTTACAATGTCGTCAATAAGCCCGACGAGGAATAGGAGCGGCCATGAGCGCGTGGCAATCCATCAAAACTGCGCCGAAAGACGGACGCAGCATTTTGGGATACGGGAAGCCAGCCAAGGGCGATAAGCCCCGTTTGGGATACGGGAAGCCAGCCAAGGGCGATAAGCCCCGTTCTGATTATGTTGTCATGTTCTGGTGTAGCTGTCTCTGCGAGTGGCATTTATGTGATGGCGATGAAGAACCTAATTGGGTGGGCATGACACATTGGATGCCTTTGCCTAAACCGCCAAAGTCAAAATAGGAGACTGCTTGCGTGAACAAATGATCGCAAGGGCCGTTGGGTGCATGACCGCGAACGGCATTAGCAAAATAGGAGCCAAACGTGTCCAGCGTTCCTCGGCCATCATCTAGAGAGATAGCTACGGCTATCAACGAATACCTACGCGCACTGCGGCGCCTCGGTCACTTGCGGTGCGTTGTGTTCGATATTCAGTGCGCACTCGGCCTCTCTGAGCAGGAGGTAAAAACCGCATTTGCCGAATACAAAATCAGCGGCGCTAAGATGATGGATCACCATACTGGGTTGCGAACAAAAGCCGAGACTTTCTTTTCGGATGCAATCAGCCTGAAGGTATAGGAGTTTTTCGCGTGCGCGTGGCTGAAATAGATACGGAGCGATTGCTCCATTTGCAGGAGCGTATCAACATCTATTTCAAGCGCCGCCGCGACTGTGGAATGCCGACTGATATTATCTACGGCAACCTAAAAATGATAGAGAATGAACTGTCGCGGCGGCGTGTGCGTTGGAGTGCCGTCAAACAGAAACTTTCGCCGCGAACGGCATTAGCAAAATAGGAGCGGTCATGAAGGCGCATCTAAAGGTCGGTGATCGGGTTGAGCAGCCCGATGTTGTGGTCGCCACATCTCACGGTGTAGTCGAGCGCGCTGACGACTATTGCGTTCTCGTCAGATGGGACGACGGCATGACCGGGCTGCTTTATTATGATAACAATATGCTGCCCAACGCACGCAAGTTAATACGCTTGCCAAAATAGGAACCATGCTTATCCGGTTGCCACACACAAACGCTGAGACCTACTAGATATAGAGGCGGCAAATGAAGATCAGAATCGAGAGCACCAGCAAGATCGTGACGCTCGTAGTCGGCGGCCGGGACGTTCCGGCGCGTGTTTGGCAGGGCGAGACCGATGGCGGCATTCCGGTGCAGTGCTTCATCACGAGAATTGCACCGGAAATTCCAAAATCCGACCCGGATATTGACGAATTGACGGCCGAGTTCGAGCGCGATCTGAAACGGCAAGCGGACCCGCGTCCGACCGTCGATGCAATCCCGCTGCGGATGATCATCTAGTCGGGGAGAGAAACCATGATCCAGAGCAAACAATTTAGAAAATGGATTCAGACCCTCGACGAGGACGTAATTCAAGGCGAATTTGGCTACGAGCGCGGTGAGTTCACTATCTACACATCGCACTGGTATCCGCTTTTTAAGCAGGGGCTGACGCCAAGGCAGGCGTTCCAGCGCGCTCTTGATGGCTTTGCGGCCCGGCGCAAGGCGGACGATGAAGCCAAAACCGCAAACTACGCGCGGATTGTTGCCGAAGATCAGGCCGCGATTGCTCGACAAAAACTCGAACACAAGATGTAGGGCTGTGTGTCTAAACCGGATAAGCATGATAGGAACCACCATGAATCGGGACGAGGCACAAGACTTCCTCGATGAACACTTGCCGGGACTATACGGTGAAATGCCAGAAGTCATCCGAGAAATATGGGCGCGATTGCCGTTCGGCACAGAGTTTACTCTAAGCAACGGTCGCAAGGGACGTTTCAAAAAGTTTGTCGAGCCTCGAATACGCGACGGCATGTGGGAGTGTGGCTTTGATATTGTGTTTGATGAAGGCTCGCCAGATCATCTTGAGTTCTTCGTTAAGCATACTGGCGGCGGGGGGATGTGCAGCGTGCCTACGACGCCGATTGTTCAACAATCAGGCCAAGAGAATTAGGAAGCCAGCATGAGCCGCAGCGGCTACAGCGATGATTATGGTGAGGATAATTCTGGCTACCTTTACCGTGGTGCGGTCGCCAGCGCGATCAAAGGTCGGCGTGGTCAAGCCTTCCTAAAGGAAATGCTTGCGGCGCTCGATGCGTTACCGGAAAAGAAACTGATTGCCGGTGAACTTGTTGAACCTGATACTGGCGCTGTCTGTGCCATAGGCGCGGTAGGCAAGGCTCGCGGCATTGATATGCTCGGCCTCGACTATGAGGACGCCGATAAAGTGTCTGCGGTGTTTGGGATTGCATCGGCGATGGCTCGCGAAGTCGTTTTTGAAAACGACGATGATTTTGGTTTTAATATAAAAGAAACGCCAGAGCAGCGATTTGCCCGAATGCGAAGATGGATCGTCAAACAGATTTTACCAGCAACCCCGTAGAGATATAGGAGACCGGCGTGCGCGATCTTTGGTTTCGATTGCGATGTTGGTGGGATGGATACGATCCCACTTTCGTGCGTTCTATTATGGAGGCTGATGCAGCGCCGCCCGAAGCCTCCTTTGATAACGTGGACGATCTTCTCAAATACCTCAACGAGGAATAGGAGCGGCCGTGAAACTCAAATTGACTCTTATCGAACCGCATGGCCCAGGCACGCAAGGCGCAACCTATCTAACGTGGTATGCCTATTACAAGGCAATAGGCTCGTAATCGCAAGAAGGCATAGGAGTGTAATTTTATTCCTGTTGCTTCGTGGTCTTGCGGCATTGTAGCCTTACCAATTCATTGAGGGTTCTTCATCATCAGCAACGGGGCTTACAATGCCGCATGCAACACATGTGCGCGTACAGTTGAATTGCGAACCAATTTGGGAAGGGCCAATCAAGAACTGGGCAACGTCATTCATAAGACACGAACTATGGCGGTGTGATCGGCTGCACGGCCAGGATGATCTGCTCCAGGAAGCCCACCTGTTATTTTGGAAGCTGACAGAACGCTACCCACGGGTTCTTGAGCCTGCCAAATTCATGGGGCTTTTCAAAAAGTGCCTCACAAACCTCCTCAACGACAAATCAAGCTATATTTCACGGCGCAAGAACGCCTACACGGTGCTGCCTGAGGACGTCAACAACTACTGTTACAATATGACCGGCGACACCACCAATGCGGGTTACCTGAGTGCGCTGCTCAATGAAGCCCCTCAAGAACTGAAATTGGCCATTGCCATGACGCTGAATGAAGAACTGCAACCGCTTGAGAACCTGAATATGAAGCTGAGACGTATTCTGGGTTTGTCAGACACTTTTGACCTGAAAGACGCCCTTTATGACCTGCTGTTCAACTAGGAGCAACCATGAGTGAAATTGAGAAGGAACTGACCAAGGCCAGCGGCTTCAAACCGCCCAAAAGCGGCTATGATGACCGTCAGGATCATTTGGCGGCGTTGGCCCGGCTGTCCAACAAGATGACCGACGCTGAGTTCGACGAACTGAGCAACGAAGCTGCGAACTGGGTCTCAGCCGCCATCAAGGCACTCAATGCCAAAACTGAAATTGAGGAATTTGAAGATGCGGATCAGGACACAGGTGAGGAACCTGACGAAGCAGGTGGTGACGAGGCTGATACAGACGGCGACACAGAAACCACCGGGGCCGATGACGGTGACAGCTCTGAGGATGATCCTGGAACTGACGAAGCCGCCGAGGCTGAAGCGGACGCGGAGGCTGAGGAAGCAGCGCAGGGCAAAAAGGCCCGATCCGGTAAAGTTCCAGCTAAAGCAGGAAAGGTTGGCAGCAAAAAACCTAGCAAGGGAAAAGCTGCGGCTGAAGAAGTACCGCCGAAGCCGCTGAAAATCCCAGGCGGGAAGTCAATCCCCGGCAAGGTGAACAGCACCACTAAGCGTCCCACCGAGGCGCGTGACTACACTGAAATACCCGGCACCAAGGACCGCTACGGGCTGTACATTGGCACCAAGACACATGACGCGGTGATGATGTATGAAAAGGGTTGCACCACGGCTGAACTACGCGATAAGCTGGATGGCCGGTTCTACAATATCCTCAAAATACTTGAGGGAAAGGGCCACTACGTTGAGCGCTTCCCCGGTGGTATCTTCAAGATCACCCATAAAGAGGATCTGGCCAAGAAGGGCAAGAAATGAGTGACCACACCAAGAGCAAGAATGCGGCCATCATGAAGTTGCAGGCTACCTACTGCAACAACATAGAATTCAACTTGAGCAATATGGGGCTGCGCCTGACCTTTGGGGAACAGTCATTGATGGCCGGGGAACCGCCCACTCACCGGGTAGCGGTGTTCATACCGGCTTCCATGATTGAGCCATTCCTTGCCACCATGGCCAAGGTGCAGGCGGATCACAAAGCCAAGGAACAGGCACCCAAAAGTGCTCTACAAAACTAAATCAGGGGGAAGGACACTTTACCGGTCACGCCCGCTGCTGCTGACCCCGCAGCAAGCCTACACAAGGCCACCTGCGGGCAAATCGTGGTTCATGACAACCACTTCGGTCTGGCGCGTGGATGAAATCATCAAGCGCAGCGTGCGTGATTGGCGGCGCTTAACCGGCGAAACCGGCCATGACGGTGAGCGCTCAGAGACCATGAGGGCAGATCATGACAGCTCTTATACTGGAACACACAGTGTTTTCGCTGCTCCTTTGGTTGAATGGATTTTGTTGCGTTATGGTGGTGATGCTGGTGGTCGGGTACTTGATGCTTTTGCGGGTGGCCCCCCACGCGGCCTTGTCTCTACTATTATGGGGTATCAATATGTGGGCTTCGAAATTCGTCAGGAGCAAATAGATGAGAATACCAGGGTACTCAAGGAACTCAGCCTTGAAGGGGCGCGTTATATCTGTGGTGATGGGCGCTATTTACAGGAAGCGGAGGAAATTGGACTATTTGATGTTGCCTTGTCTTGCCCGCCGTACTTCGACCTTGAAAAGTATAGTGACAGACCCGACGACCTCAGCAACCTTCGAACCTACGGACAATTCAACTTCGCAATGTATTCTACCGCTTTGGCTCACCGAAAACTAATGAAGTCCGGCAGCTTTGTTTGCATGGTAGTCGGAAACTTTCGTGACAAAAAAGGTGAGTTGATCGATTTCCCCGGCCACACTATTGAGAATTTCAAAGAGGTTGGATTTCTTTTCTATCAAGATATTATACTTAGCCGCAACTGGGGATCAGCAGCGATCCGCTCTACCAATAGCTGGCGTAATAAGAAGCTGGTTCCTATCCATGAAAGACTGCTCATATTCAAGACACCGGAGTAGCCAATGTCTGAAAGCTTCAAATGCCCGGCATGCAGCTTTGGCATGAAGATCATTGACAGCCGCCCGGCCCATATTGAGGAGCAGCCAGCAGTGCGCAGGCGTCGGGTATGTGCGAACTGCAATACACGAATAACCACCTATGAAATTGCCGGGGCACAGGACCTTGAGGATCTCCGCTTTTCACTGGGACGTATTATGATGATGGCCAAGAACGCGCACAATGCGTTGACCATCCTGATTGACCAATATGGGTCCATGGTAACACGGGAAGACCGCACATGAAGCGCGCAGAACTAGTAACGATATTGGAATATGTGGGTGGTGCCCTTGCGGCCAACAATTTAGTGCCCCTTTTTTGCTGCTATTGCTTTGATACCAAAACGGTCAGTGCCTATTCAGATACCATTGGGATCATTGCCCCATGCAAAACCGCTGAAGCCTTTGCGGTGCACGGCAGCACGCTTTTGGGGCTGCTCAAGAATAGCCATGCTGAAGAAGTGGAATTCACGCTTGAGAGCAAGCAAGAGCTTTCAGTCAAAACCGGCAAATCACGTTTCAAGCTGCCTTACTTCCCAAAGGAAGATTTTGTCTTCACAAAGCCCAGTTTTGGCAAGGATGCTGCTGACGTGGCAATTGATGCATCCTTCCTTGAAGGAATGGAAGCCTGTTTGATGACCAGTTCGCGTGATCTGGCTCAGCCAAAACTTCTTGGCGTCAATCTTCAGCCCTACGGTAAGTACATGACGCTGTATTCCTGTGACGGTGATGCACTCACCCGCTTCACTACAAAGACAAAGAATTCAATTTCATGTCTGATGCCCAACGTGTTCTGCGAAGCCTTGGTTAAAATCTTCAGGGAGACAAAGGCTGAAATTGGCAGCCTGTTTTGTAATGAGGAATGGGTGTATGCCAGTTTAACCACCGGCTACCAAATTTATGGCCGGCTGATTGAGGCTACCGATCCGGTTGACTATGAAGAACTGATTACCAAAACCGTCAAGGGTGAACCCAGCTTTGTGCCGGTACCCAAGGGGCTGGATCATGCCCTGTCACGCGCCCGTGTGGTGGCTGACCCTGAAAGCGCCAAAACCGTGCTTGACGTGGACAACGGCTTGCGGCTGACCACTGATGCCCAAATGGGGCTGATCAAGGACGTGTTGCCCTACCCCAAAGGGCAAGAACAGGTCACCGCCAATGTCTCCGCCACCATGGTGCAACGGGCTATTGGCCTTTGTGACGAAATGGCTATACTTGAGCGCTGCACCGTGTACCGCAAGGGTGAAGAGCTGTACATGGTCGTCAGCAACATGGGGTGAGCCATGGACGAACTTGAACGCCTGCGCGCCCGCGTTGAAGAACTAGAATTCTACATAAACAACATCAATCGTGAATTGAGTATCACTGCACACCATTGGCCTTTTCACTTACCACCCAAGGCAGCTCTTCTGCTTGCTGTTTTTATCAAGCACAAAAACAGGGTTCTTACCAAAGAAGTTTTGTGGCAGTACCTCTATGGGTTAAGGCCGGAAGTTGACCAGCCTGGGCGTGGTTCGGTAGATGTTTTCATTTGCAAGATACGGCAACGTCTCGGCAGATTTGGCGTTCATATAAGTACTGTGTACAAAATTGGATATTTCATCGACAACGAAAACCATGCCAAGTTACTGGCCCTCACCTTGATGCCTTACGGCGTGACACCTGAGGAATTCAACGCCTCACTAACCAAGGCTGCTTAGGGGGTTCAAATCAGTTTTTTCTTCACCAAGCAGCCTGCCCGTGGCGCGGTCACTGGTAAGGCAAAATCAGCAGGCTATACCCCTAGCGGGGCTGCAAAACACAGCGCTCAGGCGCTTGCTAGGCTTGGCTGCAAAGCATGCCCTTTGAACAAGCAGCCGGGTATTCAAACCCCCTACATGGTCCCCACCTTGGCCAAAGGGGGTGAGATCTACTTCTTGGCTGAAGCCCCTGAGAGGGATGAAGATGAAAATACGGGAAAGCCGCTCACCGGTCCGTCTGGTGCTATTCTTCGTGAGTGCATACCTGACGGCCATGGCCCTTGCAGCTTTGATAATGTCGCGAACTGCCACCCACCAAAAAACCGAACCCCCACCTGGGTTGAAATCGAGTGTTGTAGGCCCCGCCGACTGAAATACATTCAGGAAGTCAAGCCACGGCTGATCGTAGGTCTGGGCGCGGTGCCGTTGCAGGCCATGCTTGGCAGCGGTGACCTGAAGGGCATGCGCGGCAGGTTCTTTGCCGTCAAATTTGGCGAACACACCTGCTGGTTCATGCCAACTTATCATCCGTCGTTCCTGCTGCACATAGCACGTGACAAGCGCAAGCCCCTCAACTCAATGATGGGTCACTGCTTCAGGATGGACATACGCAAAGCGTTTGATGCCCTAGAATGGCTTGAGGAACCACAAATAGATGACGAAAAGGAACTTAGGGCCAATGTTGAAACCTTTGAGGGGCCACATTCCTTTGATCGAGTGCAATACCTACTTGAACAGGCCGGAAAAGCCAAAGAAAAAGCCTTTGACATTGAAACCAAAGGATTACGGCCATATAAGCCCGATGCCGCGATCATGTCTGCCGCCTTTAGCTTCGGCAGCGTCAATTTCAGCTTTGCACTCGACCACCCAAAGGCCGGTTGGACGGTCAAGCAAAAAACCGCCCTCAAAGCGGCTCTCAAAGCTGCCCTCACTACGAATACGACCAAAATAGCCCATAATGCACCGTTCGAAGTTGAGTGGATGATCTGGTACCTGGGCCGTGACGTGCTTCAGCACCACAACTGGCACTGCACCCAGATGGAGGCCCACTTCCTGGATGAGCGCCGGGGCAAGTCACGCAGCAACGAGGAGAGTGATCGTCGCGCCGCCTATCAGGCGTTGGACTTCCTGCTGAAGCAGCATTTTGGCTTTACCTATAAGTCGATGTTCAAGCTTGACAAGAAGGATATGTCAAAATCCGATCTTGCTGAGACACTGATCTACAATGCAGTGGACACCAAGGTCACGCTGCGGCTGCACCACTACCAGACCAAGCTTCTCAAGCGCTTTGGCCTGTATGACGCCTACCGGGAAGCTCTGCCACGGCAAACCAGCGTGGCCATGATGCAGTTCCTGGGTGTGCCGGTAGATCAAGCAGAGGTCAAAAAGGCCCAGAACAAGCTGAAACCTGAGATCAAGCAGATTGAGGCTGATATAGCCGGGCTGAAGGTGGTCAAAGCCTATGTGAAGGATCACGGTGAGTTCGCGGCTTCCAATGACCGGCAGGTTCTTGAGATCTTCAAGGATTACCTGAAACGGCCGGAAGTCGAGGTTGAGCGTGAGGGCTACGAAGCCCATGATTTCAACAAATCGTCAGACAGCAAGCGCCGCTTCGACGATGACCGAACCGGCAAGTTCTCAGTTGACAAAAATGTCCTCAGCCAAATTGACCACCCACTTGCTGATTTGGTGATCCAGTACCGCAACCGCGCCAAGCTTTTGTCCACCTACGTTGACGGCCTGGAGCTTGGCAAAGGCAAAATGATCTACCCCGATGGGCTGATCCATTGCAATTTCAATTGTACCTTTGCTGAAACCGGCCGCACCAGCAGTGATGATCCCAACATGCAGAACTTCCCCCAGCGCAACGATGCCTGGGTGAGGAACCAAATAGTAGCCCCTGACGGTTATACGCTGCTGGCCTTTGACTACGGACAGCTAGAGGGCTGCACCGCCGCCATGTGTTCCAAGGACAAGGTGCTGATCAAGGCGCTTTGGGAGGATTACGATATTCATATGGAGTGGGCGCAAAAGACCGCTCACCTGTACCCTGAGATCATTGGTGGCAAGAAGTACCTGACTGACAAAGACGTGATGAAGAAGTTTAGATCAAAGATTAAGAACAAGCTGACATTCCCAGCCATTTTTGGTGCGCAGAACACTTCCATTGCGGGCTACTTGGGCATACCGGTTGAGATCATTGACAAGCTGATGCGTGAGTTTTGGCGAACCTTTCATGGCCTCTACGAATGGCAGAATAAGCTAATGGAAGGCTACTGGGAAAAGGGCTATGTCCAAAGCCCCACCGGGCGGAGGCGTCACTACCCCATGACGCGCAATCAGGCCATCAATGATCCCATTCAATCAGTAGCCTGCGACATCGTGTGCCGTTCCATGAACACCCTGTCCGAACTGGCGGCAGAAGAAGGCAAATGGTACCTGCACCCTATTCTAAATATTCATGACGACCTGACCCTGATGGTGCCTGATGACGACAAGACCTTGGAAGCCACAATCAAGGACGTATATTCAGTCATGCTCACACCGGACTATGACTTCATCAACGTGCCCCTGTCCGTCTCATGCTCAGTGGGCAAGCATTGGTTCGGGATGGAAGAGATTGGTAAATTCTGGTCGCACAAGGACGTATCATGAAACACAAGCTTTACATCGTTGTAGGTGTTAATCTTGTCAACCAAAAAAGCCGTTTGGGAGCTTACTTTTCAGAGGAAAATGCCCGCTATGCCGCAGGGCGGCTAGTCGGCAGGGAGCAAGGACAATCCATCAGCCTTGAGACTATTGACGTGCTGGATGACCTGCCAAAAGACCCGGCACAGGAAATGGGGCAAAAATAACGTGTATAAGAAATACCTATCCCCGCAGCCCGACATCACCGCTCCGGAACTGTGTGCAATCTTGATGAAATGCAATAACTTCTACATTGCCACCCAGCACGGCATCCTTTTCAAAACCAAAGAAGCCTTTGACGAACTTCCTAGCAACATCAAAAGGCACTTCACCGATGCACCTACGCCCAAATAAGCTTCCACACCAATGGCTGCTTGACGTTGAGTGCTTGCGCATGGCTGGCTTTGAGGCGGTACTAGCCGGGGGTTGTCTGCGTGATTTGTACTGTGCAAAACAACCCAAGGACATTGATATTTTCATCCTGTCAAAGAACCTATTTATGACAGACAAGATCAAAAGAGCCCTAGGATGGGGTGCTTGGCACGAGAAACAGTATCAACAATTTTCGCCTGTCTACCAGATAGACTATGTGATTGAACGCTCCGAGGAAGGCAAGCCGCCACTGCAAATCATAGGCGTTCAAGATGTTCAAACACCATTTGATCTAATTAGCAAATTCGATTATGGATTGTGCCAAATAGCTTTTGATGGTGCACAACTTCTATACACCCAAGCATTTGAACGGGACTTCCTGCAAGGTACGTTCACGCTGACACATGCAAATGCTTATGACCACTCAATTGAACGCTATAAATCATGGATTGAAGAGAAATACAAAGGATGGCCGTTTGTAGCATCCGGCATTGTCCTACGTGAGCAATTGATCCGCAGCCTTAAGGGTAATCATGGCAAGTCTTCATGTGAAATATCGCCCCTCGAAATTTGAGGAAGTGGTTGGTCAAGAAGCCGTGGTCAAATCACTCAAACGGGTGATTAAGGACAACCGCGCCCACAGCTTTCTATTCTCAGGCCCTTCAGGCACTGGCAAGACTACATTGGCTCGCATTCTTGCTAATACCTTTGCGGGTGCCCAAGGTACTGTGGCCAATATCAAGGAAGTCCCCGCTGCCGACGACACCGGTGTGGCTGCCATGCGAACAGTCATAGAGCACAGCCTGTACCGTGCCATTGGTCAGTCACCCGTAAAGGCCATCATCCTTGATGAATGTCACAGGCTCTCAGGGTCAGCTTGGGACGTGCTGCTGAAGCCCATGGAGGAACCGCCAGCCCACGTTTACTGGATGCTGTGTTCCACCAATCCGGACAAAATACCAAAAACTGTTCGAACCAGATGCCTGCGCTACGACCTGAAGCCGGTCATTGAGGAAGACCTGTTGGAATTGTTGGATCGGGTTATTGCCGCTGAGAATATAGATATCAGCAATGACGTGGCAGAAGCCATCATTGAAGAGTGTGGGGGATCACCACGTCAACTGCTGGTTTACCTTGAAGCCTGTTCCTATTGTGAGACAGCCGGTGAGGCACGCGCAGCCATGCGCAGCGCGGCCCAATCCAAGGAAGTTATCGATTTATGCAGGTTCCTCTTGGGTCAGCGCGGGCGCACCTGGGCTGAGGCCATGAAGCTGGTCAAGGCCATGGGTGACGTTGAAGCCGAAAGCGTGCGAATAGGTGTTGTAAACTACCTGAATGTGGTTCTCATGGGTACCAAGGGTGATGCCAAAGCCGCACCACTGCTTGGGTTGCTTGAGGCGTTCTCACGGACGTATAATCAATCCGACAAGATGGGACCCTTGCTGATGTCCATTGGCATGGCGCTCAACTTGGATCAAAACGGAGGTTAGGAATGAGTGAAGCGACATATGGTGCCTCAAGCAACGCCAAGCAGCTTGCCCAAGCCAGTGCAACTAACACTACAATCGGGAGCCATCTGGCAGAACTAGACGTACACAACAAAAGACTCTACGAAATTCTCCAGCACCTTACGACCCTTGGCGACCGCCTGTTGGGGTCACGCCCTGAGGGCGTTGAAAAAGCCGGGCAACCGGAAGCACCATCAGCCAGTCTTACCATGAGCCTCATGCGCCGCGCACGTGAGCAATCAATGCTCATTGGGGCCATTGGTGAGCAAGCCACCCGCATCGAAGGGGCCTTGGGCGACAACCGTGGTTGATGTTGCTGAATTCCGCGCGTATTTGAAAATTGACAAGCACGCGCTGGACCAAGAACTGGAAGAGCAGCCCATGCTGCTCTTTCAAATCAGCGAAGCTTTTGTACAGGCTGCCGCCGAGCGCGACATGCTCAAGGAGCAATTGGCCACGGTTGATGCCAAGCTGGATAACAAGATTCGCATGGATTACGGTGACAGCAAATACACCGAGGCCATGATCAAAACCGAAGTGCAGTCAAATAAGACACATGAAATTGCCACCCTCAAATACCTTGACGCCAAGAAGCAGGCCGACCTGCTGCTGGCCCTCAAGGAAGCCTTTGTGTCACGAGGCTTCATGATTCGTGATCTTTGCGGCCTATACAACGCGAACTACTTTGAAGAAGCATCAGTTCGCGGCACGGGTGAGACCAACCGCGCGACGTATAGTAAGGGTAGACAACGCATAGCTGAGGCACGCGAACGGCGATGATTTTCCTGCACTACCTATCACCCGTGCTGATTGGCGCGTTGATCCTGTTCTTGACGTGCAAGGCCATCATTGGCACCTATTTCAAGGCCAAACGTGGCTACATCAACGAACTTGTGGATAAACTGAAAGGAGCCAGCAATGGCAAAGAGTGAGCGTAGTTTTAACTATCAGAAGCGTAGCCGTGAGGATGTGAAGGCCCGTGCCAATATGCGCGGCGGTGGCTTTGACAGCTACATCAAGCAGGAATTCAAGCGCTACAAGGTGCGTGACGGCAAGAACATGGTGCGCATCCTGCCTGCCACATGGGAAAAGCCCAAGCACTACGGCTACGACATTTTTGTCAATTATGGCATTGGCGCCGACAACCAATCCTACCTGTCACTGAGCAAAATGGATGCCGAGGGCGAGTATGGCAAGGACCCGTTGGCCGCAGCCCGCAAGGAAGCTCAGCGCGAGGGTGACGACGACACCGCCAAGGCATTGGCACCGCGTCAGCGCGTGCTGGTTTGGGTGATTGACCGGCTGGATGAGGACGAAGGCCCCCAGCTTTGGGACATCCCGTTCAGCGTTGACAAGGATTTTGTCAACTTGTGCCTGGATGAGGACACCAAGGAAGTGGTGTACCCGGATGACCCTGAGGAAGGCCATGATCTGCGCTTCTACAAGGAGGGCAGCGGCCTCAATACCAAATACCCCGGTGGCCGCATGAAGCTGATGGACGCCGCACCGCTACATGAGGATCAGGATGTGCAGGATGAATGGCTTGGGTTCGTCAAGGACAACCCGGTGCCTGACTGCCTGCAATACTATGATGCCGACGCCATCAGCGCGGCGTTTGACGGTCAGGTACGCGGCAAGGATGAGGATGAGGAGAAGCCCAAGCGCAAAGTGGCTGATGATGACGACGAGGTCGATGAAAAGCCAAAGCACAAGGCCCGTGCTGAACCGGAGGGTGACGACGAACCCAAGAAGCCGTCACGCCGTGCACGGGTACAGGAAGAGGCCGATGACGACGAACCGGATGAAAAGCCCAAGCGCAAGGCTGCCGCTGACGACGATGCTGATGGTGAAGCCCCCAGGAAGTCATTGCGTGAGCGTTTAGCGGAGCGCCGTAAAAGCAGCTCCAAAAGCGCCGACGATGACGATGACTGAACGGCAGGCCGGGGCACTCAGGCGCGGCGGCATTGACCCTATAAGGGTTGACCGTCGCCCTTTGAGTGAAATACTCAATGACTGTGTGCCCTACGAACGCTGGGAAAAAGAGAAAAATGCCAAACGACGATGTTGAGAGCAATCACCCACCCAGCATACCGGCCGAAGCCTTTGACATGCACAAGGCTTTCACCGCCGACGTGTGGCAGGTGTGGGGCAAGCACCGTGACAGGCACAGCCCCGACTTTCACAAGTTCTACCGGGTATCAGTGGCCTCACTGACCAGCATGGCAGCGGCCACGGCGGTGGACGTAGGCATGACTGAGGAACGCTTCCTGGCCACCTGCAAGGCCAATTACGCTGAGGCAGTTAAAAGAGCCCCGAGGTTCGGCTGATGGCAAAAAGGGAACGGGTCGTTGAAAAGAAGTCATCCTACTTCGCGGATGAAAAAACTCACTATGAGTTTGTCAGTAGCGGGTGCACCCTGATTGATTGCGTCCTGGGCGGTGGTTATCCTCTTGGGAGAATTAGCAACATAATCGGGGATAAGTCGACTGCGAAAACCGGCCTCGCTACTGAGGCCGTTGTCAATTTCATGCGCAAGTACCCCAAGGGCATTGCAGCTTACCGTGACACTGAAGCGGCCTTTGATAAACAATATGCCAAGGCTATGGGAATGCCCATTGAGGACATTGATTTTGGCAAGGAGCATATTCAGACCGTGGAACAGTTCGCGGATGATTTTGACAGCTTCCTGAGCCGGTGCGTCAAAAACGATGCACCCGGCTTCTACGTGGTTGACAGCCTTGATGCCCTATCAGATACCGATGAAATGGAACGTGACATTGGCAAAGGTACGTTTGGGACTGCCAAGGCCAAGCTACTGGGTCTGTTCTTCAGGACAAGGGTGCACAAAATTGAGCAAAGCCGTGCCCATCTGATGGTAGTGTCGCAGGTACGCGACAACATTGGTGCAATGTTTGGTGAGAAACACAAGCGCTCAGGCGGTCATGCACTCGACTTCTATGCCTCCCAATTTTTGTGGTTATCTCACCTTGAAACGCTGACAAAGGAAATCAATAAGATCAAGCGTCCCTACGGCATAGACATCAAAGCCAGAGCCAAGAAGAACAAGATTGGGCTGCCATTCCGGGATGCTAGGTTCACCTTCAGATTTGGCTATGGTGTAGAGGACGTGGAAGCCTGTGCTGAATGGCTCAAGGAAATTGGCAGGCTTAAAGAGATTGAAGTCAACCAAAGCGATTTCAAGGAATATTTGGGAGAACTAGGTGATATGAGTTCTGAGGAATACCAAAAAGAGCAAGAATCGGTGTCCAAGGTGGTCAAGCGCATTTGGGCTGAGATCGAAGTCAGCTTTCTCCCCACCCGCAAAAAATATGCGTAAAGGAGGCGGAAAATTTAAGGGGGCCAGCTTTGAGCGTGAGGTCTGCACGTCACTTTCACTGTGGATGAGCGCGGGCAAAAATGAAGATCTGTACTGGCGCAGCGCCATGTCGGGGGGCAGGTCTACGGTAGCTTCCCGCAAAGGCAAGCGCCTAGCAGCCCAAGCCGGTGACATTTCCTGCATCCACGCCAGCGGTTCCCCACTCACCGATGCCTTCCTGATTGAGTGCAAGTCATATCGTGATCTCAACTTCGTGGGCCTATTGAAGCGTACCGGCAAGCTGGCGCAGTTCTGGCTTGAAACCCGCAAGCAAGCCCTGCACTACAAGAAGCTGCCCATGCTCATTGCCAAGCAGAACCAGCAGCCTATTATTGTATGCCTCAGCCGCGAGGGCCAGAACCTGCTCAAGCTGAATTTTCACTTGTGGGTGCCATCAATGGGCCTGCGGGTGATGCTGTTCGACAACTTCTTGAAAACTGCCGTGAGGCCCAAATGATTGAGAACTTGAACGATCACATCTGGGAGGATTTTGAAGCCACAAAAACTGGCCGCTTACGCATCGGTGGAACATGGTTCTACATGCGTGTTGGACTATTCATGAACCGTCCCACTCAGGTGATCCAAACACATGGTGAATTCGTCAAGATGCGTTTGGCCCCGTGGTATGACAAAAAGGATCTCCATGTTTTAGACGCAAGCAACAACAGGGCCTGCCTTTATACAGCGGGCCTTTCCAACACCTATCAATGGCGTCCACCTATTGGTGCTTTTGCAGAAAATTGGGGTGATATTATTAGAACCACCCTGCGAAACCGCACGGGTGAACTAAGCAAAACTATTCTAAAGAACAATGCACTTCTCATGAAGCTGAGCAAACGCCCATGACCGTAATCACCAAACTAAGACAACCCGAAACGTCAGATGATGCCATCACCGACTACCTGACTGATTTGCTGGGTGATCTGCCCTTTGAGGCATTTGAAATGAACCCAACCGGCAATATCATATTGCTAGGCACAAAGTTCTCAATGCGAATAGGTGTGTTCCTTGGGATGCCTTCCCAGGCGATCATGGCCCAGCAGCAGTTCGTGAAGATGCGCCACGTGCAGAAGTTCGACAAACGTGCACTCAAGGTTCTTGACCCAAAAGAGCCAGATCGGTGCCTTTATAAACTTGGTGGTGTGGGCCAATACGGCGTGGGGTCAACATGGCAACCCCCACCGTATGTTGACCCGGAATTTAAAAAGCAAGCGTTGAGAGCGTTATGGCAATCACCATTCACGAATGTCCCAGGAGCCCCCGCTGGGGCGGCCCAAGCACCAAATGTTTGGCAAAAGTTGATGGGCGTATGAACCTGCTTTTTACCACCGATACACATTGTTCGGACCAGCCACGGGATGCCTACCGTTTTGGCTTATTTCGATGGTTGGCAAAGCAGCAGGAAAAGCACGCGGTTGATGCAACACTTCTGCTAGGAGACATTACGGAGAGGAAGGACCGCCATTCGTCGCTGCTGGTGAACCGTATTGTTGAAGAACTTTTGCGGCTGAAACCGCCCGTTTATATCCTTAGAGGGAACCACGATGGTACCGACCCAAGCAGCCCCTATTTCAAGTTCCTCAATCACATTGAAGGAATCACATTCATCGTCAACCCAACCCACAACAAGGAACTGGGTGTGTCTTTCATCCCACACTGTGGTGACCAAAGAACTTTTGATGAAGCCTGCAAACAACTACCCCAAAAAGCCCGGCTTCTAGCCCTTCACCAGACAATATCAGGTTCGAGGGCTGAGACAGGTGCCACTTTGTCGGGCCTCAGCGCGTCACCCATTGAGGCACTAAAGCCGGGGAGGGTGTACAGTGGGGACGTGCATGTGCCTCAGCGCTGCGGCCCTGTGACCTATGTAGGGGCACCCTATCACTGCCGGTTCGGTGACAATTTCACCCCCAGGGTGCTTCTGCTCAAGGGTGACCGTGAAATTGACCTGCATTTTGACTGCCCTCGCAAGTTCTCACTGACCGTTCGTGACGCTGATGATATATTGAACAGCAAGGAACTGAAGCCACACGATCAAGTCAAGCTGACCATTGAAATGGCGCGCGAGGAAGCGGTGGAATGGCAAGCCATCAAGCAGCGGGTACTTGCTGCCTGCCGTGATTGTGAGTTGGAAGTATTCGGCGCAGAACTGAAGATCAAAACCACGGCGCGGCGTGAACGGGTCAAGCTTGAGGAAGCCGTGGCTACTACACCTAAAGATATCTTGGCTGCGTTCTGCAAGGCTGAAGGGGTTGCAAGCAATATCAAGGCTGCGGGTGAGGAACTATTAAAATGCACATAGGTCAAAAAGTAGAATGTATCGACGCGTCACCTACTGGTACCGGCACACCTTTTCCCTACGCTCTTGGCTCAATCCACAAGGTGAGCGAACTCAGTAGCTGTGGTTGTTGTATTGGCGTTGATTACGATGATGTTGTATTCTTCCGCAGCCGATGGCGTCCTGTGACTGATATTTCTCTCTTCACAGCACTGCTCAAAGCAGCCAAAATCCTGACTGATGCCTAAGGTGCTTTGTGTTTGACATAACCAAGGTTGAACTGGAGGATTTCAAATCCTTCCGTGGCAAGCACAGCTTTGAGTTCCCCACCAAGCCGGGCCTCTATGGCATTACCGGCAAGAACCTTGTGTACCCGCGTCTGGGCGCAAATGACGCGGGTAAAACCACCCTCCTAGAAGCAATATTCTGGTGCTTTTACGGAAGCACGACGCGGGGCCTCAAGGCCGGTGACGTGATCAATTGGGATGCCAAAAGCTGCTCAGTCACCGTGCATGCCCTTATAGGCAACAACGATATTACCGTCACCCGCACACAAAGCCCCAACAGTCTGCGGCTGAACAATCAGCCGGTAGACCAAGAGACCCTACAAAAGACCCTCAGAATAGGCCCGCAGGCTTTCATGTATGCGGTGATGATCCCGCAGTTCGGTGATGCCTTCTTTGACTTGTCACCCGGCGACAAGCTGACGCTGTTCTCACAGATCATGGAACTGGATTACTGGCTGGACAAAAGTGAGGAAGCCGCGAAGCTGGCCAAGGAACTGCTGGAAGCCAAGATTACCGCTGAGCGTGAAATTGCCCGGCACAAGGGCCAGCTTGAGACCATTGACGGTGACATTGAGGCCCTGAAGGTCAAGAACAAGACCTTTGGTGAGGCTGAAGGCCAACGCATCAAAATCCTGAAACAAGAAGCGGCCACAGCAAAAGAATATCTGGCTAATACTACCGATTCAATAGCTTTCACACAAAAGGCTCTCAAGAACTTGGAAGTCAAATTGGCCAACGCTGAGCGTGGAGCCAAGAAGTGCCCTACCTGCGGGCAGCCGGTGGCCGACAAGGAACTCAATGCTTTCCTGAATAATCAATCTGATTTTGAAAGGCAGCTTCGCAAGCTGGAACGTGAGAAGGACAACATGCTGGGGGAACTGAAGCGGTATGACTTCTCACCCCGCCAAAACCCCTACGCCGAGCAAATCACCCAAAAGAAGGCTGCATTGGAACTGGCCAAGAACAAGATTGCCCACTTGGAACACGAAATTAAGACCATTGATGAAGACCACACCGCCGTCAGCTACTGGGTGGGCGGTTTCAAGCGGGTGAGGCTGTTCATTGTGGAAGAAACGCTGAGGCAACTGGAACTTGAGATCAATAACAGCCTCACCGCCTTGGGCCTTGTGAATTGGCACATAGAACTGGACGTTGAACGTGAGAACAAGTCAGGGGGCATCACCAAGGGCTTCACGGTGCTTGTCCATGCGCCCGGTGCGCCAGGGCCGGTCAAGTGGGAGGCCTTTGGGGGTGGGGCCACACAAAGACTCAGGCTGGCCGGTGACCTGGGGCTGGCCAACCTGATCATGGAGCGCGCCGGGTTGCGCAGCACCATGGAGTTCTTTGACGAACCCAGCAGGCACCTGAGCCAAGAGGGCATGTTTGACTTGGCTGAAACCCTCAACCAGCGTGCCCTGGATCAAGGTAAGCGAAGCTTTCTCATTGAGCATAACCTGTTGGATTACTCATACCGGGGCACCATTACCATAGTCAAAGACGCCACCGGATCACATATTGAACCAAATTGAGGTTAGTGTGTTATACTTCTGGCATCAAGGCTGACCCTGCGGCACCACACACTTCGTGGTTTGGTGGTGCAAAGAAAGAACCTCAAACCCCCGCATAACGACGTCGGGTATAGTGGTGGGCATAGTGCCGGTAATGATGGCTGGCATAATGGTGCCAAAAGCCTACATAGCCATACTTATTCGGCATCTCAAAATGTCCGGTATCCGGGTTTGACCAAATAGCGCCGTGCACCAAGCCGCAGTCAGAAGCGGCTTGGGTCACACCTGCTGGAAACCGAACACTGACTACATTGCGTCCTAGCTGGTTGACATCCAGCGCATTGCCGGTGGGGTGTGCAGAGGGATTGTTACGCTCACCAAAGCCCCCAATGTCCCTGACCGGGTAGCCAACCGCATCCAGCCAGCGCAACAGGCACTGGGCATGGGGCAACATGGCATCAGAAACCGACGTTGAGGCCCCGGACCTGCAATCCACAAGATTATGACGGCCATCGTTGCCGCAGGCCCTTGGGCTTTTGATTGCAGTGGCAATGCCGTCAGCAAAGCCTTCAGCAAGCCCGACAACGGCCCCTGCGGCTGAGGCTTCAATGCTGTCTACGTCAGCCGGGGGTGTATGCGGTATGATTGACCGCACAGGTGCCCGCATTGGGCCGCGCAAGGGGTGCCTGTGCGTTTCATAGCTGTGGTGGTACCCCTGACGCCTGACCACGTGACGCCAATGGGTGACCGTTTGTGAGGCAAAAGGCTGGTATGCCGGTATGGCGGCTACATCCAGCACGGGCTGAAAAGCTTCCGGGTGATGGCTGGCATAAGCCGGGCTGCAAATGAAGGCAGCAAGCAGCAAAGCAATTATTGTTCTCATAGTTCCCTCCGTGTTTGCACGCAACGCAAAGAACTGCCCTGAGGCAGTCTGAGTAGCTCCTGTTTGTCAGAAAGGCGAAGGCCCTCTCAACGCTTGCCGAAGCGGAGTGGGTTGGTGGCAAGTGCAGTCATGGTCTATTCCCCGTGCTGTGGTTTGCCGTTAGCATGAGAAACTACAAACTGAGTGAGGGCATGTCAATCAAGGACTGCCACGTTTCATCGCCTGCTGCCAATTTTCCAATTGATCAAGACGCCGCTCAATAGGTGTCATGCGGGCAGTCGTGTTTGCGTCGTGTTCACGGACTTCATCCATGAACACTTCCATCCTTTCCATGCGTTTGGTATTAACTGCAATCTGGTTTGAGTTCGAACCAAGCCAAATTGCCCCGGTGACGAAGCCACCAATAAGGCTGGCCATCATCAGCCAGAATTGCCATGTATCTTTTGTGCTTGTGGTCATTTAACATCATGCTCAACACCCAAAGCGTGAAATTCACCACGGTGCCCACACAATATAAGCAATCAGCATTATAAGGACAATGACCGTGATTGCCAAGCCGGTGCCCAACCGCTCACCAATTTTGGGGTCATTCAATTTCGACCACCGCCTGAAGACGTCTGCAAATCGTGTATTTGCCTGTTGAGATCGTCAATGCGTGCCTGCACGGTTTGACTCGGCGCTGTCGTCATATCCTTCTGCGCTGAATAAAGCGACGATTGAAGCTGCTGCAAAAGAATTTGATTGAGGGTGGTTGTGGTCTGAGCCTGGGCAATGAGCAGCTTCGATTCCGTTTGCAGCATCGGGTCAATCTTTTCCTGAATCTTGCCAGCAACAAACACCCTGCTGGCAACTTCAGGCAGCCCCATGGCTTCCCATGCCGGTGGCACTGCCACCACGGCACCCGCCGTAGCAGCAACCAACGAAATGATTGAAGTCAATGATTTACGCCAATTGTTACCCCAGAGAAGGTTAAGCATCGCTAGACTCCTGGGATTTGCATGCGCGTACTAAGCATTAGTAGCAGATCTCGCGGGTCTATCAAGTGGGCTGGGGCCGCCAACCGGTAGGGGAACCAATTACAGGCGCGCAGCGCCAATGCAATTAGTGCAGAGCAGATCACATGATTTTGAATGTGAGCGTGTTCGGGTATGACAAAGCCAATGATTGCTTCCCAATCGTAAGGCTCACCGATGTGCTTCTCAAGAAACTGGTAGAACATGAGGTCTTGGGCTGGCGTAGCTTCTAGTTCAAGGATCAGTTCTTGGGTTGTCACATCCTTGTCGTAGCCTGGGGGCCTAGCCTGTACACCGCCTTTGAAATGTGCCCCGACATACATGCCAGTGGCGGGCATGACGGCCTCAACGTGGCTTGGGATAAAAGGCATGCAGGTCTTCTCCTGCGCAATTATCATTTTTGATGCAAATTCGTTGCCCTGCACGAACCTGATCTTCACAGCGTCACCTTTGATTGCGGATCGATTGATCCTGCACTTCGATGGCAAACTGAGCGTTGGCTGCAAGCCATTGTTTCAAGCTTGCGCTGACCACCCCGGTAATGACCGCCTTTTCCAGTTCCGGCAGTATTTCAGCGCCGCTTTGTGGCACCGGCAGCGCATTGAAAGCCTTGATGACGTCGGGGGCGTCCTGTGCGGCAGAAGTGGCTATGGTTAGCCACTGTTGCGCGGTAATGGCCCCAATCATGGCCCCGGCCGCAGGCAGGTGGCCTGCAACCAGAGCCATAATGATGGGAAGCAGAATACTATTCATTACGCGGCGGGTACCGTCAGGCCAGCAAGAATGGAACCAATGCCGCTATTGGAAGTGGCCTCATTCAGCGCTTGCTTGGCGGCAACGATAGCTTGCACGTAAGCCGTCACGTTAGAGGCAAGGGCAACGGCCCCTTCGACCTCGGTGAGGACACCTGCCGGGACGTTTGGCAGGGACGCAATCAGCGCCGCGTAGGTAGCAGCACTGCCGGGGTTGCTCTGCATCTGACTGAGCAGGTTGCTGAGGCTGGCATTGGTGTTGCTGTTGCCCTGCATATGTTGGCCGATAGCATTGAGGATCGGGATACCAACGCTGGGGGCGGAGGTCAGGAGGCCCGACAAGCCGCCAAGTGCCGCAAGGATGTTTTCACCCATAGTACATTCTCCAGTTTGAGGTTAAGAGCTGAGAGGTGCGGTCGTCTTTGCGTCCGCAGGCTTCACATAGTGGGACCAGATGCCCACCACAAGTGTGCCCGCAAGACCAGCGATATCGGTTTGCACCGAAGGCGTTAGAATGTCACCTAGCGGTGAGTAATGGGAGACCACCCATACAAGGCCCGCAGCCGCACCCGCGCGCACCCAACCACCGAGCTTGCTGGAGTTAACCAGCCCTGCCAAGACTGACCAATTCATTGAAACTACTCCCCTTCGTGAGAATGAGAACCTAAACCGCTTGCCTTAAGTTGTAAACCCTGCCGGATCAGCCAACTTCTCAGTGATACAGGACCACGTCGCTGGGCCAGCAAGCCCATCTACCGTGATGCCCATGTTGGCCTGGAAGTCACGCACAGCGTTCCTGGTCATACGACCGTAGTTGCCGTCCACGGTAAGTTGCGGGTCAGCGCCCAGTTTATTGAGGGCCGTTTGCAGGGCTTCAGCATCATGCAGCCCAATGGGTGCTGGCATCGGTGCAACAATGGGGGTGGCCCCCATGAGGCCGGGGAAGGCCATTGGCAGCGCCAAATCAGGCCGTAACTGCACAATGTGGTACATGATGGGGATCACCCCAAGCTGAGTGTCCACCTCGTTCGGATCATAGCCATGATCGGACGTGAATTTACCCTTGATGTAGTTGTTCGTGCCTGCCCACAGGTAAGGTGAGTGCACACCGTACTGCCGGTACCCAAAACCGTTGAACAGTTCCTCCTCATAGCAAGCTTGTTCCCATGACCAGTTCGGGGCACCTATTTTGTCCAAGCCATCAATTTTGTAGGCGGCTATTTGCGCAGCGGTCCAATTGGTGAATGGCCCGTTGTAGGGCACATCCCTTGATCGTGAATTAAGCGGCCAGCCTTGGGCCGGGTTCAGCTTGAAATTAGAGGAGGCCTCACGCTCAAATGAAGCAGCCGCAACAATTTGAGGAACGCCCGTGGCATCACAGCCGGGCTTGTAATCCTTGTTGTCAATGTACTTGATAAGTGTCTTTGCCGTCAGATCGATCTGCGTCGCCCGCGTGGGCTGCATATGGGCCAGCAATGACGTGTATTCTGGCTTCAGTTGTTCGAAGGGGTGCTGCATGAGAACCAACCCTCACAAGATCACGTAGTAGGCCAGTGCCGCAATGGTGATGCTCACCACCGCAAAGATTAGCACTATCGACAGCCCTGTTCTGAACAGGGTGCGTTTGAAGAAAACTTGCCTTGGCCCCACTGGTCCCCCTCGTGATGTGCCCTGCTGTATCTGAGCATATAGATCAAGCCTATGCCCAACCCGGCGATCATTGGGTGAAGATGATGTTTTTTGTGTGAAGCCTGAGCAGGCACCGACAAAGCAATGACTACAGCCAAAGCTATCAGGGTTCTCATGGCGCTCTCCTATGGCTTCTTGGGATCGGGTTTCTTGTCGGCGTCCTTGGCTTCTTTGTCCTTCAACGCCGCCAGTTCCTTGCGTGCCTCAATCAGTGCGGCACGCAGTTGAATGTTCTGATTGTATTCTTCCTGGAGCTTCCCGCTCAGCGCCTCGTCCATCGGGGATTGTTGCGGGGGTTGCTGGGCATAGGCTACAGATACGAACGTCAACATCACCGTACCAACCAACAAACGCATCATCGTATTTTACTCCTCAGTTGCTGCACTTCTGCACGCAGGTTGTCATTGTCTGCTCTCAGTTTTTGAATAGCACCAACGACAAACGGCCACAACTCATTGTATTTGACCGCGTGGGGCCTGCCGTCATCCTCATATGTAATGAGGCTTGGGTCTATTTTTTCCACATCCTCAGCCACAAAGCCAAAATGAATATCGTCACCCATCTTGGTCTCAGGCCGGTAGTAGTACGATTTTGGCGTCAGGTGCATCACAATGTCAAACGCCTTGTCGTCGCTGATCCGGTGCAGATCCTGCTTGAACCTGATTGACGACGAAGCACAACCCGTGGCGGATACTTGATATGAGAGCAACCCCGCAGACGTGGTGCAAACCACGTCAGCCTGAGCCGTAGAGGCAATGCCGCTATTAACCAAAGAGCCTGCCAATAGAGTTTTGCCAGCTACCACCCACAAAGCGTATGGATTTGTGATGGTTACCGACCCAGCCTGTGCGGGTGCGTTGTCAATCGTCAAAGTAGCAGCAGATGTCACCGTGACAGTTGACGAATCGGTTAATGTTGGCTGCTTCAAATGCACTTTGGACAGCGCAGTTATCGGTGAACCGGTGTTCCCTGAAATGGTTGTCGTTTCAGCGCTCACAAGGATGTCGTCCAAGGCAGCAGCGGTAGCTGATGTTATCGTTGATGCCTGATTGAATAGGTCTTGACCGGTGAAAGTTTCGGCTGCACTAAATGTTTGACCAGTTCCCAATACGGCTACTGTGTCCGTAGCTGCGGGGAACGTCATCACGTAGGTAGATGCTGCCGCAGGCGCTTCCAACGTCATTGCGCCAGAGGACGAACCTTTGAGCAGGAAGTCGCCATTGGTGAAAGTTTGTGCAGCCGTGAAGGTTTGAGCAGAACCAATGACAGCAAGAGTATCATTGCCAGCCGTATTAGGCAGCGTAAGAGTAATCCCATTTAGAGCGCCTGTTGGCACAGTCAGGGCAATCCCACCACTTGTTGCATTTTGGAAGGTAATAGTGCCAGCGGAGGTCCCGGAAAGACCCAGTTCCAGAGCCCCGGCAGAAATATCAACATTCGTTGCAGCTATCTCCAGACCTTCATTAGCATTACCAGCGTCATTGACGGATCCAATCAGAATACCCGTACTTAGAGTGATGTGTGGTTGAACTTCAAAGTTCTCGTTCGTACCTGTGTGCACGTTGAAATTCTCAAAGCTGTAACTTGGAACGTTTCCAACAAACAACTTATTCTGTGTTGTCAGAGAGCCTGCGCCGGGGTCAGTCGGGCTATTTGCACCAATGCTGACACCACCACTGTGGAACCCCCATAAAGTGGCGACACTATTCACACCAAGAACTACATGGGTGGAAGTGCCACCAAGATTGGTAAACACGCCATCGTAAGCACCATCATTCACCACCAAAGCGCCACCGGAAGCGCCCTCTTGCCCAAAATAAGTACCATTAGCACTACCACCACCATTGGCTCTAAAAATGGCAAAGGACGTGCCGGTATCTTGAGATATGATCGTTGATTGTGCAGACGATTCAACGATTGGACCGGCAACAGTCAATTGCTGCTGCGAAATAGGAAAACCCTCACCCCCCGTAGTGTTAGCACACACCGAAAAAGCAGGTGCCAATCCAGTGCATTGCGCAAAGGCCGGGCTTGCCCACAGGGCCGTCAAGAACAACGCAGCTAGAAGTTTTTTCATTGGTTCATTTTCCTACGACGTAGCCACCCAGCCGCCCGAAGCCAAAGGCAGCAGCGTGATTGACTGGTAATCGTTCGCCAACGTCATGTTGTTGAGGCCGTCTATCTTCTCACTGCCGTTGGGCGTAATCAATGCGTTGTGAGTACCAAAGATACCCGACGCATTGCCAACAATTGTAACAGGATTAAGCTTGGTAGCGCTGGCAGGCAGCGTGATGGTGCCCACGTTGGCTTGGATCAAGACAACACGATCCGTTGTCGCGATGCTGATATTGCCCGGTACGGTAACGCTACGCGGCAGGAAGGTGATCTGTTGCTGCCCTAGTTGGGTCAATGCCGTGCTAATGTCGGTGAAAATGGCATTCCACGTGGCCGACGCAATGACTTCACCGGGGAAGGCATTTTCTGCCCCGTTCGGAGGAGTATAAACGCCGGTCGATGGGTTGAAAGGCATCGTTTGCGTCCTCAGCCCATGATCTCTTCGAGATACATATAAAGCGGTGCAGTATAGCTATTGAATGTGGCACCCCCGTTTACCACTGTCATGTAGACATAGTAGGTGGTGGAAGATGTAGTGCCGGGCAAATCAAAGCCCCGAAGCGGTGATGATACAGACGTTGAACCACCGCTAATGAAACTGCTTCCTGTTTCGGCTTTGTTACCAAAATAGGTTGGGCTTGTTCCACGACTTAATTGTGCCGAGGCAAATTCGGCATTTGCCGCACCCGATGTCCAGTTCACGTCAGCTTGTGCAAAAATTGGATTGGCAGAGGACGACGGACTAATTGCTGCCGAAAGGGATGTCTGGGTATCAGTGCCGATGGATGTTGAAGTGGTCGATTTGCCGGATTGGAGTTGTACCCTTTCGCCGGGACGAGGAATGCCAAGACCAAATAACTGAATTGTAGTTGGGCCGCTGGCATAATTGCCTGCGGTAGTCAGGCCGCTGGCATATTCCACATAACCAAGAATTTTTATTGGTGTATTGGTTAGGTCAACACCATTTGGCGTGTAGAATACACCGGGGCTTGTGGCTGCGCTGCCAATTGCAAACGTGTTATGCAAGATAAATTCTGGTAGTCGATAAATATTACCAACACCAGAAATGACTGTGGAGCAGTTCCTGAGCGCCAGAACCGGTGTGCCACCATTGTAACAGGCAATAATCCAAAGCCTGAATGGCACACCGTTTTGAGAACCAAGCGTGGCACCGATGCCATTGGTGTTGATGCTGAGCGCTGCTGTGACCAGCCCCGCAACCGTATCACCTGTGGTCAAGGTAGGATCACGAAAGGTGATGGCAACCGGATCGGCCGCCGTAGGCGCAGCACCGGTCAGGGCATTAAGGAAGTTGACGGTAAGAAGCCCAGCACTGACCGACGCACTCAGGGTGTAGGATTGGTTGATCAGGGACATTATGTCCCATTCGGCACCGTCATAACCTTCAAAATTGCCGTTTGTGGAATTGTAGCGAATGTCACCTTGGGCAGGCGAAGCAGGGCGCTGTGCCGTGGTACCGGACGGAATCTCAATGGCACCCGTACCGCTGAAATTGAACGAAGCAGCGGTAACACTGCCGTCAACCACCAAGTTCCCGGTAACAGCGGCGTTGCCATCAACCGTTGCCCCGGCACTGGTGACTTGGACAATGATCGTGCCGCTGGCCCATATGTCAGCTTCGCCAGCCGTGGAACTGCCAAAGCCAGTGGTGGCGTCGGCACTCGAGGAATACGCTGGCGAGCTGACGACAGAGCTCTTAAGCTGCCCGGTGATGGCCGTCACGCCGTTGGAGGCCACGGAACCCGTGAGTGCCGTTGCAATGTCGGCAAAATCGCTGTTCACCGCCGCAGATGAAATGACGGTTCCCGGAACGAAAGGGGCCTGCGGCAGCGAGTAGGTGCCTGAATTATTGCGAGGAATACTAGCCTCCTATGTGGTACATCCTGCAACTGGCCGTGATTATCTTGGTCGTCAACTACTGTGTAGCCCTGCACACGGACGCGTCGGTATTCGCGATCTACTTGAGTGCCCTCTTCGTTGCCTACATAGTAACCGTTGTTCTCACGTTTGTCTTTGACTTACTGACCAGCGCCCTGCGGCTGCTCGGCGGGGGCACCTTTAGGACGAATACCCTGCTGAGCCAGCAAAGCCGCGACCATCCTCGGATCCATGTTGCGAAGCACGTTCTGCCCCACCTTACCCCTAGCCAAAGCACCAACGGTAGATCCAAGCATTGACCCGGCTACCGGCACCGCACCCCCCATTAGGAACCCCTCAACGCCGGGTTCAACACCACCGTAGTAATGTCCGGCGAAGCCACCAAGCAAACCAGTTGTGGCAGCCAAAGCGGGGGTGTTTACATTATATGGTTGTGGTATCTTTCCTTGAATGGTTTTTGCGGCTTCGGCAGTTCGGTACATCGGGGTTACCGCATACTGATTATTCAGGATCTGCGCAGGGTCCATCGGAGCCAAATCACCCGCCCGCGCGGCATGTGCCGCTTCCAAGCCTGTCAAATCACCAAAATTTTGACGCCACTGCGGCCATACGCCGGGGTGCGCCTGGTCCATGGCATTATCTAAAATACCAGACATCTGCCGCACTTCATAAATGGGAGAAGTTCCCCATTCCTGATGGAGACGCTGGTATTGCTGACCGGTCAAACCAGGGCGACCTTGCAACGCATTCTCAGTCAGATGAGTGTCAAACCTGTCGAGGGCCTGGGCAACTTCGGGATGTTCCGCCCCGGCAAAGTTATGAGCGTGCTGCTGCACAACACCATTTAGCTGCGCACGTAGCGGGGGCACCGCAGACGCCGGAATTGATGTCTGGGCACCAAGCTGGTTTGCCACACCACCAAGCTGTGTTCGCCGGTCATTTAAGATTTCGCGATATGGCCTGGAATCTCCAGGCAGCCGTGGCACGCCACCCTGCTGCTGCAAAGTATTGGTAATGGGATCAGCCAAATCAGCGGGTGTTCTTCCACCTTCTAGCGTGGCTGTGAGTCTGTTCCCTGAAATATCAGATGCCCTTACCCCAGGTACACCGGCATTTTCAAGTACCGATGCTGCACCTGACCTTGCCGAATTCGGGGTTATGGCAAACCTGAAAGGTGCTCCAGTTGCCCCATAGGTGAGAAGCCCACCAGCCACCCGTGCTGGTGTTTCAAGCCCGGTTCCTTGCGCAGCCTCACCGGCACCTTCGGACGCAGCCCCCGACAACCCGGCACGTCCTACATTTGACAACACCCTTAGTGGGGCTGTTTCGCCGCCCAGCAATCCAAACGGCAAAGCTTCACCCCCGGCATAGGCAATCTTCTCAGTCGGGGTTTGGGGCTGAAAAGGTGGCCCGGTAAATTTCTGAACCGCACCTTGTACATCTTTAGATGTTGGCAGCGGTACATAATTAATCGCCGGAAAAGGTGCGTGCGACTGTTTCAAAGCAGCAATGGTATTTCCAATATCTGAGCCTTGTGGTGCCCATTGGTTTATGGCTGCATTACCCAAACTTTGAACATCACCCAACATCCCAGCAGCTTCTGTTGCCCCCTGCACAGCACCGGCACCGATTGCTTTAGGCAACCGTGTCATTTCAGAATAAGTCTTGTTCGGGGGTACAATAGCCGTTGCGGCTGAGGGCACGGGGCCTTGAGCCGGGGCCTGCCCTTGGACAACCCAATTCTGACCGTCAAACGTCGCCGTCCCGCCCCCAGGCAGGTCCGCTATGTCACCAGCTTGGTATTGCTGCTGAGCCATTAAAGCGGAATCTCAGGCTGTGCACGCGGACGAACAGTTGCCCCAGGGGGCAATGTTGGCAGTACCGTCGGGGCACCCGGTGTTCCGGGGGGCTTTGCGGTCAAAGGGCCACTACCAGCCGCAGCACCTTGGGCACCCGCACCTTTTTGTGTGTTCAAATCGGTTTTAATTTGCTTTTCAAATTCAGTTTCCTGCTCAGGGGACATGATCGGCAAATTATGGAAATGATTGTACACCTTGTCCTGAATATCAATATCCTGCGAATGCCCAGGAAGCGTTTCAACATACTTCTGCACGTCCTGAACACGTTGATTGACCGCTTGAGCCAACGCAAGGACAGCCTTGTTGGCTGCAATTGAGTTATCCATATTGGCAAATGCAGATTTGACCATCTGCCCCTCAAAGATGCGAACCTGACCCAAACCGCCCAGTTTCTGCCTGAGTGATCCAAGGTTAAGTTCGTTGGTCAGCTTCTCAGCGACCTCATTTGCACTGGATGCATGAGGATCAAGTCCTAACTGCTGAGCCATACCGGGCCACGTTTGGGCAATGCTGGCTTCCAACCGCTTCTTGAAATTGGTGACCGGTGAGAGGAGGCCCGGCGTGTAATTGGGCGAATTCATCACACCTTGCAACAGGTTCAGGTTCTTCTCGTCATTGAGAGCATCATAGGCTTGCTGACGTGTTTTACCCAGGTATTCAGCAGCGCCTTTGCCGACTTCACCAGCCATGGATTCTCGGCCTTTGTAATCCAAGCCAAGGTTCTGCATGGCGCGGATTTCTGCCGTGTCTTCTGGGTCAAGCGGGCCAGCGCCCGGTGCGGCCTGAGCCAACTGAGGCCCAGCCGGGGTGGCAGGCGGTGGCCCAGCGGCCGCCGCTGCGGGATTTGCCTGCGCTCCAGTACCTGCTGGTATATTGATCGGCGCGGCAGGAACTGCGCCGGGTTTGGCAGGCGGGTTGGCACCTAGCATCCCCGCGTCATTCATAGTTCCTGTACCCGCCATGGCAAACTTTGGCATCGCCTGAGGCAAAGACCCACTCGGCCCTGGCGGCGCAGCCGGTTGGCCACCCCCTGGAGCAGGTGGTGCTGCATTTAATGGACCGCCACCACCCGGTGCGACTGCGGAACCAGTGGTTGGCACGCGCTTGAGTGTTCCATCCTGCTGATACTGAAAACGCCTCGGTACCGTCCCATAGGGAGTAGTAAGCGGCATATCGACAATATCGCCGATGAATTGCTGCTGACCCGTACGCGGGTTCATGACAACAGTGCCGTAAGCATTCTTGAACGATACCGGCTGGTTTTGGCTTTGCCAAATAGCAGTGGCGTTTTGCTTCATCGCATCAGAAGCCATCGGGTTCGACATGATGGCATAATACTGCTGCTGGCTGATCCTTGGCCGTTGAGCAAACATCCCAGGGGGCACCTGACCACTAGGGTCAACCGGGGCCTGTGCGGGTGCACCCATGCTGGGCATCGGCGGCACGGCAGGTGAGATTCCTTGCGGACCGGCTGCCACTTGGGTGTTCTGGGCCACCTGACCGCCTGCGGGTGGTGGCGTTGCGCCTAGCATGCCCCCTGCCGGGGCAGCGGTGGCCGCTGGTGCGCTTGCGGGGGCCGGGCTTGGCCCCATAGCCCCAGTGGGCAGCCCAGGCCCTGCCATGGCTATTTTGGGCATGCCCGCCATGCTGTCCATGCCACGCTGAGCATATGACGCAACGGTCGTGCCTAGCTGATCCTTGGCGTTCGGGTTGTTCATGCCGGTGGGACCGGCGAACCATGCCTTCAACGCCCCCTCGGGGCCGTATTGGGCGGCGTATTGACCAAGTTTCGTCCGTGCAATGGCTTCCTGTGCCTGCGGATTGGCAAGGAACTGTTCCGGCGTCATGGGGGTGCCAAGAACTTCCTTGGACCACTGCGGAATATTTGCACCCATGACCTGATACTTGCCATAGGCACGATCACCTGTTTTCGTGACCGGGCCAAGCTGCGCATAAGAACTGTTGCCCTCATTGCGCGCGACCGCAGGCAAGAGCTTATCCACAAGACTGCCCGGCCCAGGCGGCGCTGCGCTGAGAGGGCCTTGCTGGTTTGGGTCAGTGCCATCCGTGGTTATTGACGCAGCACCGGCACCGGCAGCCTGATTGGTAGCACGTTCCTGCGCCGCTGCATCCTGAAGCTTCTTTTGCCCCACGTAGGCATTGAGAATACCGGCCATGCCCTGAAATGGACTGACCGCCCCGGTACCGGGGCTTGGAGTGATTGGCCCCATCCCTTGGTCAAGCAGCTTCTGGGCAAGCAGGCGTTGCTGCACAAGCTGATTGGGCGTCGCATACTGCGACGGATCTATGGGTGTCTGATCGTCAGGCATCTACTTAACCGAGTTAGGGAGTGAAAGACGGGATTATTGCATTACCAATTGCACCACCAAGTGCCTGGATTCCTTGCCCACCCAATTGTCCTAGTTGCTGCCATTGCTGCGAAGTTGGAGGTGCAGCCGAATTTGTTTGTGCAGCGGCCTGACCTTGCGCGCCCCCAGCCTGTTGCTGCGCGGCAGGAGTGCCACTACCTGCACCTTTCAGCGCTGCAATCATGTTAGCCAACTGTGACGATGCTGCATATGGCGAGTTGGGCGCGTTATAGGGTGAGATAGAACCAGAGGAAGTATTAGGCTGAAGTGTTGGATCCATTTGTATTCTCCTAATGGCCTTCGTTGGCCAGCCATTCATCCAATGTCATGAGCCGTAGACCAAGGCGTCCGTAATTGACGCGCAGGTAGCCATCAGAACCGTGGACAATTGCATCAGGCACGAGACGCTCAACCTCATGTGCCATTACACCAACATAGAAAGTATTGTCCCAAAGATAACGGAAGCAATAAGAGAACAAACCGTTGGCTAGTTTTGCAAGTTTGGTTATATTTCTCTTAAGACGAACATCCGACAATGCCAGCGCTGCACCGGTACCAACGCCCATTAAGCCGTTGACCATCGCATTGTACTGCGCTTGCTGCGCCGTATATTGGTTCTGCGCTGCTGTCACTTCCGCGCTGACGTCGCCGGTTGTATTTGGCGTTTGGATGTTGAGCGCTGAGCCGCCCTGAAGCCCGGCAGTTGGCGAAGCGGGTGCGGCAAAGCCCGCAAGGTTTTCGGATAAGGCAGCGGGCAGTTCGTATTCTGTGGTGGCCTGAGTGAAAGCCTGCGGTTCGAACTGCGCAGCCGCACCATAAACCGAAAGTCCCTGGCTTGTGTTCAATTGTCGCATCGCATTGTCGTAAGCAGGCTGACCGGGGGCCAAGCCCTGATTTCGAAGTGACGTATCCAGTTGACTGGCTTGCGTTTGGAAGAACGGATCAGCCGAAGACAAATAGGACGCAACATTTTGCCCGGTCAGCCCCGAAGTCAGGTTACCAATAGCCGCTGTTGGGGATTGTGCCCCATAGTTGGCCCCGCTGAGAAGTGAACCTGCCTGACCGCCTGCTGTAGCTTGCGTCCCTTGCAGAGTTTGCAGAAGAGCTTCCTGCTGTGGTGTGTACTGAGTGGTGGCCCCATAGATAGGAACACCGCCCGGCCCAGTGCCAACCTGCCCATATGTCAAACTGCTAGTGGGGCCATATTCCTGATAGTTGGATCCGGCCTGATTTTGTTCTGCAATAGGCGTGTTGATGCCCGTCGCGGTTTGCGAAGCCAAATTAAGCGCGTTGCTACCCGCCTGTGCCGGGTTCGGGGGTGACGGTTCACCCAGTGCCGATGCAAGACCGCTCATCCTATGTTCCTATCCCGGCACTCAGCAAAGATGCAACATTGTTTTGAGCCAAAGGCTGCCCTGAAATACCGGCCGCAGCAGGGTTCACCAACGTCGTCGAAGTTGGGTCAACCACACTGGGCTGGTTCTGCGTTGGTGACACGTTGCCCACAAGCGAAGCAGGATTCATAGTTGTTCCGGCTTGCCCCGGATCACTCATGATCTGCGGGCCAATCTGTGTGCCGGGAAGCGGGGTTGTGGGAGCATTTGTCGTCCCGGCAGGGGTACCAAGTGACCCAGTATCAAATTGGGGTGCTGGAGGCGTCACAGGGGCTGGGGCTGCTGACGCAGGCTGCATCAAAGCAGTTGCCATGGCCTGATTGGAACCGGGCGCGGCAGGAGCTGTAGTGGCCGCTGATGCGGGCTGCTGACCACCCTGCTGCTGCGGCTGCCACCAATTATTGTTATTGAGCCACGGAAATGCACCGCTTTGGCCGCTATTCTGCCCACCCAACGGGGTGCTCCCTGACGTAGCAAACGGATTGGTACCGAAACCATCCATCTTATTAGTGGCCCATCAATGCGCGGATCATCATTGCCACGTTTGGGCTACCACCAAATGGCATGCCCTGTTGCTGCTGCGGCGTGCTGAGGTTGACACCACCGCCCGTGGTTCCTGCCCCTAAACGGCTTTGCCAATTGGGCAGCTTGCCGATAAGCTGATTGAACTGCTGGTTCGGCGAATGAAGATTATATTCGTTTGAATTACTGGTAGGTGCGAACATAGCTGACCTCTTGTTCAACAGGCCACTGACACAACTGCTCAAGACGTTCGCGGAACATCACCAACCGCACGCCCGTATTACGCCTTGTGTCCTGAGAACCGTAGAAACGCCGCTGTACGCCCTCAAGCGCGAAACCAAGCTTCTGCAAGCTGCGAATAAACTTGCGATTACGCTGGTTGACCGTCACCGTAACACGGCTGACCTTGAAAGTTGAGACCAAAATTCGCGCCAAGCATTTGATCACCCCCGGCGTCATGGTCCATTCGCCGTAGTAGCTGAGTTCCACATTAAAGCCATTCCAGCCGTGGAACAAGACGGCACCACTAAGATCACCCTCAACCAGTATTCCTACCGCCTGATCGTACTTCATGGGGATCAGGTGATACTTCGCGAACAGGTACTGGGCCACCCGTTCGTCATTATGAAAAAGCAAACCCGTACTCATTAGATAGCGCCCCCGGTCTCAAGAATAGCATTGAAAGCATTGACTTGCAGCGTGATGGCCGCGCCATTGGGCGAACCGTCAAAAGTTGAGAAGTCAAACGTGGCTGTATCAAACACCGACAGGCCAGTGGCACCGCTTCCAATCGGCAATGTAGTGTGAATACGCGCCGCGAAGCAGTGACCAATGGCTTCCACGGTGAGCCATTGCGTGTAGTTTGTAGTGCCTGCTGGCCACAGTGATACATCCCAAATAGCGGAATCCCAAAGAACACCTACCGCAGTAATGTTGATTGGTTGCACAGCCAAGGTGGTTGAGAAGTCGGTGTCCACCTCCAGCACAGGCGTGATGTTGCCCTGCGTCGTCAGCAACGGCTGCATCATGGTCATGCGCTTGACCTTCCCCGGTTCGTCGAACCAGTTGAAGGCGCATTGCATATCTATGTGAACGCCAACATTGCCATCCGCATAGCCTGAATAGCCCTGCCAAATAGAACCGGTGTTATCGCCCCAATAGAGATTGTTCTCAAAGATCTCAAAGCAGTTGGCATTCCAACCGGTGAACTGCGACCACGCACCGGTCAATGTATTCATCACGAACTGGTTCTGGCTTTCATTCTCTGAAATTGGCACGTTGAGGATCAGCAATTGCTGAAGCGGAAAAGACATCAACTGCCAACCGAACAGCGTGTTACCTACCTGCGCAGCCTGTGCCATCGCATTCTGGATGCGCGCGGTGATGGCCACTGACCGATCCGCCGAGGGATCAAACGGCAATGCCTGTGAAATTGGCAGAACACCCTGCTGGGTGATCAAGGCAATATCTGAACCAATGCCATAGGCGCAGCGGTAACCCATAGGCGGTGCTAGGTTGAAGACACCCACCAGGGACCAGGCGGAAGCATTCGTCGGGTCAGTGCCTGAGTACAGCGCTATTTGACCGCGCGAACTGATGAAAGCCACATAATCCTGAGGGCCGTTGCCACCGTCAATTGTCCAATCGCTGACCGCCACAAGGTAGCCGCCCTTGGTGAACAACGGGCCAAAATCCTGGGTGCCCGCCAACGCACCCGTGATGGCCTGGGTGGCAAAGAAGCTGGCCAAGGTGGTGTTCTTCCATACCAGCCAAATGCGCTGCTTGGCGGCATAGATGTTGATGGCTTGGGCGGTGGAACTGATACCTGAGGGGAAGTTGCTGACCACGGGAACGGACCACGCGGTGCCGTTCCACTGCTGCATTTGGTCCACGCCATTGACGCAGGACAAAAAGGTGTTGGAACCAGAGGGCGTGAAATTGACGTACTGCCAACGGGCCGAACCCAAGCCGGTGACCACGGCAACTGAAAGGCCATAGGTTGAGACATCATAGATTGTGCTGCCGCAGGCAGCGAACATGGTCTCACCCTCAGGGTCACGGTAGACCATGATGGTTTCAAGCGGGGCGCTGTCGGGCTTGTTCCACGGGTAAGCACCCTGTCGCACTTCCACGTAACCGGGCCGCGCCACCCAGTTCTCAAGGTGTGGGGCACGCTTGGGGTCCATCTCCGCCAATGGTGAAATGGCATCCCACCCATCGGTAGGCGAAGGAATAATTTTCGTTTCAACGTCCGGCGCTAGGAACGGTATTTTAGATATGTTCTTGGTTTTTCTCATTGGTTCTGCTGGCCCCCGTTTTGCAGGGCCTGAATGTATTCCTGACCCTGCGGGCTGAGGGCTGCCGCGCCACCTATGCCTGCCGCCAGTTCTGGGCGCATGATCTTGGCCGGGTCAAACGCGGCAAACGGGGAACGCACACCTGTAACAAAATCCGGGGCCTCAGGCGATGGCGTGAATTTGATGTAACTGTCGTGTCCTGGGTCTTCTTCAGTATTTTTATAGACTACGCTGTCGTAGCCTTTGCTCGCAATGTAATCCCTGTAATCCTGAATACCATGCAATTTATCTACTTCTTCGTCGGGAAATTTACCAACAGTTTCTGGGCTGTCCAAATTACGCTGTATGTCTGTTCCCCCCGAAATGTTTGCCTTATACTTACCCCCAAAACGACCTCGATTCAAATTTCTCAGGGAAGTATCAAGATTATCTGTGCCCCATGACCCCAGATCTTGCATTCTGAGTGGATTATTCGTTGCCACTACAACGGGGTAGTACCGGGGCTTATAGCCTTCATCAAGATAACTGCTGGCAAATACCTGTGCCTGTTTTGGATTGCCAAAATGAACCCCTAGTTCGTCATCAGGCAAACGCAAAGCATCGGCTTCAGTGCCCATAAGCCCACCAGTCGGCGTTTTCCACGCATAATCACCCATTCTCGTCCCATGTAGAAGATTCTCGCTGGTACCAAGAATGGACGCTTTAAGCGGCGTATATTGAATTCCCCCCTCACGCGGGATAGTAGATTCATTAGCACTGCCGTAGCCTTTAGTTCCCAACATAGAATTGGTCAGCGGTGCAGGACTGTATTGGGTACTTGGTCCCTCAATGTTTGTCTTGGCAATATCAAAGATTGAAGCACCTGGGTTCTTGGCTAGTTCTTTGTCAATATCTGTTTGGGTAATGCCAGGGGGCAGCATTTTTCCGGGGTTGGCAGCAGCTTGCTTAATAGCATCTATTTTATCGGACATGTCTTCGACCGCACCCCAAAATTCATGCTTTGCAATGCCAAGCTTTGGCAGAATATTATTCTCAATATCAAATTTTGAATTAGTTGTAGCCCCCGGCAGATTTTCCCCGTTGTGCCACATTTCTGCAAGTTGCTGGGTCACAAAGTCTTTTTTATCTTCAAGGCTCCCCTGAGGGTTATAAATCTTGACCGGCCCCGGCACCCTACCGGTTTTGGGAGGCTGCATATAGGGCTTCAGTACATTCTCCACATCCTGAGGCAATTTTTCTGGCAGGGAACTTCCCATGGCTGTCAAATAGCCTTTAGGAGTCATATTAGCAAAAGTACTCCCTTCAGGATAAAAATGGGGCAGCAGTTCCCCCATGGTCTTGACTGCGGCGGTTTCAGTCTTGGCACCCGGCAGCAGGCCCATAGCAGATGTCAACGCAAAGCCCTTGGCCTCCTCAGGGGTTAGCTGGCCGCGTAGTGCCTGCAAAGCCTCAGGCAGCCCCAGGGCGCTGGCAAAAGGTGCTGCGCCAGCGGTGACGCTGGCCGGTGATTGCGGCGGCGGCACTTGGCTAAGCCCGGCATTGCGCAGCGCCTGAATGACTTCCGCCTGTGAGGGCATAATTCACCCTCGTTCACTTCTTGTTGTACTCGGTCGGCTGGATACCAAGCACTCGCATGGCGTTTCTGTATTGAGCGGGGCCAACAACCTGCAATGGTCCTTGTGGGGAAGTGAATTGACCAGCCGGTAATCGCAGGGGGAGCCCCGCCCAAGCAGGCTGGGGTGGCGGTACGTTCTGGGCAAATTGCTGGGGAGGGACAGCAGGGGCATTTGTTGTGTTAGGCATTGGGGCCACGGGCTGACCCTTCAATGCCGCAACAATTTCGTCTATAGAAGGCATCTTGTCCTCCTTACCCCAGTGGCCGAACCGGGTTGTAAATGTAGCGGGGGCTGTCGTCGCGCTTGATGACCACGGTATTGACCGTGATCGTCGGAGGGTTTGGACAGGGTGGATCGCCGTTCTTGTATGCCATATCAGCCACCCTTACGACGGCCAGGACCGATTTTTATTGTAGGAATCGGTTCGTCCACATAGGCCCAAGATCGACCCATCGTAGCCTCAATAATTGCGTTAGTATGAACATCATACTTTGCAGCTAATTTACGCCAAGGCCACCCTGCTTGTCTCAACTTGCGCATCTCACGAACTTTTCCTTCGTCAAGACGCATCTGGTGTACATACCCACGCAGACTCCTATCACGCATGTTTTCAGCATTCGAGCCACAATACAAATGGTCAGGGTTCACACACTTCCTGTTATCACACTTATGGAGCACCATTTTGCCAGCAGGAATAGGGCCTTTAAGAATTTCCCAGGCGGCACGGTGTGCTGTAGTTGGCGACTTTGAAAGTTCCCTATTTGAGAACTGACCATAGCCGCTACCCTGAAACAAAGCACCCATCCAAATCCAGCAGCCGGTGGTAGGGTTCTTTGATATTCTTGACAGGAGCTGCCCTTTTGGGTCACCCCTGAATTCTACTCCATTTCCACGATGTTCTTTCACTGTTACACCCTCCAAAAACTAGGAGGTACATTAAATTTACTAAAATGTCAACTAAATCCCCTGATTTGGGCCGACTGGACCTGGGAAAAAACCGTCTTGAACGTTGGCCGGACTAACGAAGATCGGATTGACCCGGCTCACCAATGGGATTGTCGGCGCAGCGCCGTCGCGTGCAATCAGCCGCTTCACGTAATCCACCCAGCGGTTTTGCAGCGTGACGTATGAGCCAAACCCCTTGGCCTCCCAAAACATCCATTTTATGCCCATGGTGATGGCCTGATCGTCCAGCAGCGGCACATCGTCGTCATTCTCAAAATACTGGGAGAAAGTAGCGCCATCTGCCATGTTGCCGTTCACCGCCACAGCCGCAATGCTTAGGTATTCGAACACTAGCTGCAACGGCGCGGTGATTTCAGCCGGTGGCGGCCAAATTCTGAAGGAGCTGGGGTAAGGACCTATTTTGCGGAAGTGCCTTCTTGGACCAGTAGCCACAATACCTGAACGGTGCCACTGGTCAATTTGGGGGCTGTCTGGGCCAAGCAGTTCCCACCTGTTGGTGCGGTCCCACATGGTCCTGTTGTTGAACCAATCAAATCCCACCGGCATGGGGTAGGTATCCAGCAAGAACTGGATCTCTGCCCCCGTTATGGCTTCCGGGTTCGTGTTCTCCATATCCATAGTTACTTGAGTGGGGGAATCCACTGACTGAAGCCGTGCCGCCACAGGGATACCTGGGCCTGCCACCTGCCAGTAGTTGGGAGACAGCCCTGTGGTGCTGGGGATGTTCGTGATGACCGCACTTCCTGCGGCCATATTGCCGGTAGTATCGGTGGGTGGCAGGACAACCAAGTTGTACTCAAATTGCTGGGCAGTCCAGCGGTTCATGCGGCGCAGTTCGTCCAGCACGCGGTTGGCCAAGGCCCCCATTTGCATGCCGGTATTATCTGCGGCTGTGGTATAGGCGCTGGTTGACTGCGGCAAACCCAGTTCTGCTTCGGCAGCCTGCACCATTTCTAATGCAGTGAGCATCTTATTGGCCTGACGGCGTACCCATTAACTGCAAAAGCTGTTGCTGATTTTGCATCGGCTGCATCATGCCACCCTGTGACATATTCAACGGCTGTGCCTCCGGTGAGGGTGTCATGGGTTGCATTGGTTGAGGCTGCATCGCACCCAGACCACCTGGATTTTTCATCAGGTTCTGAATAGTCAGGAGCTGCTGCGGGGTAGGCACCGGGGCAGCCCCCTGCATACCCCCCGGATTTGAGTTCTGAAGAGCTGCCGCAGCCTGGGTGGGGTCCATCTAGTGCCTCATTCGGCAAGACGTGTGCGTTCTCTACGCGGTTTGGACGCTGTTTTCTTCGGTGCCGGGGCTTTCACGCGGCCCGCACCACGGTTCTGCCGATCAAGCGCGGCAATCTGTTCCGACTGCGCGTCGAACTGCGCATGCGGCATATGTGTGGGGCGTTCCATCATGCCTGCGCTCTCAATATCAGCCTCACGCAAGGCCCCGGACTTAAGCTGCCGGAGCAACTTGGTCACGGTGTTGTTCAATTCGTCAATTTGGTGTTGCTGCGCGGCAAGCCGCTGATCGCGTTCCTGGAGCTGCTTGCGGAACTCAATGGCACCAACCCCTTTGCTGGCCATCTTCAGGTAAGCCTGGGCCTCATTGACCATGGTTTGGCAGCCCATACCAATGTTCTCAATGGCGTTGCCTGAGAGTTCGGCCAATTGCTCAATGGTGAACACGCTGCACCCTTCCAGCAAGCCTATCTTCGCCGGGTCATTGGGGTAAAGCAGCGAAATGGGTGCGCCGTCGGGCCGCTGCTCTGCATTCTGCTGGAACTGTGCCCACTGAAGGGCAAAGCGCCTGCGGTCCACATCAGTGGCGGGGCGAATGACCACATTCAAGCGCTCACCGGGGTTGCCAATGCGAACGAACGCAATGTTGTCAAATACCGGGTGACCGGCAGCCTCAGATTTCGCTGGATTGTGGCGTTTATCCATGTAAAAGATCGCATGGGTGTTGCGATCCTGGAAATTGACGGTACCAACGGTCTGATCGGCATTATTCCAATCAACGCCCTGTGGACGGAAAGCCGGGCCATAATCTACATCACTCATAGGTCAACTCCTCTATGCAGCATCACGCTGTCGGGCTTGATTGGCCAAGGTTTGCAAGGGCATGATCATGCGTTCCAGCACACCTTCCCAGTCATAGGGCTTCTTCTGGGTGAAGAGGCGCATGGTAGGATACCACGGTGTGTCGTCGCGGTCCATAAGCCATCGCCAGCATGCGTCATAGCGGCTGAGCAGCCATGTGGGCTTGCCCAAACCGGCAGCAACGTGCGCCACCGACGTATCCACGGTAATCACAAGATCAAGACATTGGATCAACGCTGCCGTATCAAAGAAATCGTAGAGATCGCTGGTCCAATCACCAATGGTCATGCCTGCGGGGTTGAGACGAAGCTGTTCCTTGGGTGGGCCTAGCTGAAGTGAAACCCAAGAAATGCCCTTGAGGGCACCCAAGGTTTTGAAATCGGCAAGCTGCATGGAACGACGGCTATCAATGGACCTAGCCGTCACATCGTCCTCACGGTTCATGCCCGCCCAGCAAAGCCCTACTTTAAGCCCAGGTGGCAAGTTCTTCAGCCGGTCACGCCACAGTGAGGCGCGAAAATCATCATAGGGCAGGTAGGGGCATTCGCCGGGTATGGTGTCCAGAGTGGTTTTCAGCACGCGGGGTGCCGATAGCATGGTGATGCAGGTTTTGATGCCGAACGGCATCTTTTCCCCAAAGGCCAAAATGCCATCCACCCCTTCCACACCACGCAACAGCCGCACCACGGGGTGTTGCACTTCCAAATAAACCTTCGCCCCCCATCGCGCCTTGACCAGCTTGGCGTAGCGGCAGAATTGAATGGAGTCACCCATGCCCTGCTCACCGCAAAGCAGCAAAATGTCATTGGGGTCGTCAGCCCGTTCCCCCTCCCACTCAGGATAAGGCAGGTTGCGCTTCTTCATTTGCCCACAATCCCAGCGCACTTCAAACTGCTCAAAGCCGGTTTCAAGTTCGCCAAGCATCAAATGGGCCATGGAAAGGCTCAGCTTCGCATTGGCATAACCCGGCCTCAATGCAATAGCCTTTTGGAAGTATTCCAAGGATTCACGCACCTTGCGCTGGCGCAGCAAAGTGGCACCAATGTTGAAATAGACTTCTGGTATCTTGTTGTCCCTGGCATTGGCCCGCTTGAAATCATCAAGCGCGGTGCCCCACCGCTCAAGGTCCATATAGGCCGTGCCACGATCATTGTAGTAGCTGGCGTCGTCGGGGACCAGATTGATTGCGCAATTGTAATTCAGAACTGCATCAAAAGGATGGCCGAGCGCTTTCAAGATTCCAGCACGTGAGGCCCACGCCGGGTGGAAAGTTTGATCGGCCAGCAACACAGCGTCTAACTGTGTCATGGCCTGGGGCAAATTTCCTTTCATTTGGTTCTTGATTGCAGCCTGAAACATGTCGAGCGCAGACGATTCCATACCATGCTCCTAGTGGTAAAGACAAACCCAGCCGGGGTTTAGACCGGCTGGGGAAGGTAGCATAGGTTAGCCCGTGGCACCAACAACCGGCCAGTTGAGAACTGCCGTGTTGGGACCTGCCAACGAACCGGTGGCCTGACTGATGACCATGCCGTTGACGTTGTAGCTCGTACCTGAGCCACCCGCCGTGGTGGTCACCTGACCGGCAACGGTAGCGCTTGAGTGCAGTTGTGCATCCTTCGTGGTCGACGCCGCGCAGCTAACGTTCTGCGCATTGCCTGCACGCTGGATCCAGAAGTACGCCGCCGTTTGCGTTCCCGACGGAGCCGGAACCGCAACGGTGCCGCTGGGTCCACCAACCACACCGAGAAGATCACCGGTGGGGGCAGTGGCAATGGTGGCACCGCCAATGGGGGCCACCGACCAGGAGCCGGGCACTTCTGACACAACCACCACGTCACCAGCCGGAAGCGTTTGGCTGGCGGTAGCGTAGACCCACGCACTGCCATCGGTGCCCCATGCCTGTTCGCCGGGGTAGAAGGGCGGTGCCGGGTACTCAGGGTGACTAGCCGTGTCCAACAGGAACACGCTGTTGATGTCGATCCCCGATTGGGTCGTCGTAGAGTAGATAATCGGGTTGGCCATTCTTGGCCTCCTCTACAGGGGTTGAAGGGAACTCAACTCTCACCCCTCGGCATTGGTTTGCCATGCGGTGTTACGCGCTAGAAAGCCGGGGCATTGGTTTGCCCCGGTTAATTGTTAGGGTGCCAGTGGGATGGTGATCCAATGGTTCAGTGATATCTGAATGAAGAGACCACCCGCAGTAGCCGCAGACAACGTGACACCGGCATTCTGCGAACCATTCATGTACTGACCCGAAGGGCAGTACACAATTGGCTGGCTCGCCCCGGTACCCACCACATAGTAGGGCGTGCCAATCTTGGCAGACTTTGGCAACACAACGGCAGTAGCGCCACTTTGACCATTCACTGAGATACAACGGCAGTTCTCAGGAATGGCCGTTGCTCCAGTCTGCGCCGTACCGGCACCGTTGATGGTAACGGGGTCGTTGCCGATTTCCGCTGCCTCACCAAACGACATGCCATGACCCATAAGGTCTTGTGCTGTAGGCATCGTCTTTCTCCTCTTTCTGGTTCCGCCCCTTACGAGGTGAGGACACCCTGGAGGAAGGCGTTGCTCAGCGTCATGTTGCCCGCCCAGCCAATCAGCCGAACCATGGCGTCCTGGTTGATCGAGAAACGGTCCGGATCAAGCGGGACCATGTTGCGCCGGGCATGCGGACGCCAGTGCAGGTACTTGGTGTTGAGGAAGTAGGCCGTGGTTGACGGCGCACCACCAACAGCACTGGTGGACGAACTCACCTGAGGCGGCAGCGGATCGGTGCTGAAGCCCTGGAAGCCACCATCCAGCACGACGTCGGAGTTCAGGTACTTGAGAACCTGGAACCCGGCTTCGGCCATGTCACCCGGCACCGCTTCCGGACCAATGCGCTGAATGGATTGCAGCGCCTGGAGATAGTAGCGGTACATGACGTTGTCCATGATGATCAGGTCGGGGTAATCCCGGCCGCGCACCAATTGGACCCACAGGGCGTTCATTTGGCTGATGACGTTCGACGAACTGAGCGTCACT